GAAGAAGAGCCCGCCGCCAGCGCGGGTGTGTTGGGGGACGGACTAACGGCGGACTCTTCGTTTGAGCCAGTATCGGCGGAGGACTTGGCCGAATCTTCTGGCTCTGTTGATGATGCCTGGACGGAAGGTGAGGCATCATCATCGCCGGCATCGGAGGAGGGGGTGTCCTTGCCGGGATTGGTAATCTCGCCTGTTTGCGGATCTATGATCTCGTCATCTTCGGCGTCGACATGCGCGGTTTCACGCTTAAGCGTCTCAACGTCCACGCCCGTCAGGCGCTCAAGCAGCGCCATCGCGTCGTTGAAATATTCCTCCATTTCCTTGTCATCCAGATCGACAAGCGAGCGGGGATACTGGAAGAACTGGCCTCCAGCTGTCTTGCTGACGTTGACGATGCCGCAAGCAAGCTTAATGGCCTGGTGGGCGGCTTCCGCGTTCGTCCATGGCGTTTTGCATTCCTTGACTACCTTGCCAAGGATCGCGCGGTATTTGCGCTCCAGCGGTCGCATGCGATCGGCTGTGAAGCGAACCATCACCGTCGATCCGATCCGATACGAGTCCAACCGCTCGGCGTCATACTGCCCAGATGGCACGAGACGCCCGCGCTCGACGCGCATCCTGAACGGTGGCGGGAGATGTTTTGCGGCGCTCATGAATCGCCTCCGGCTGCTTTGATGTCAGCGATGATCTTCCCGACATCAGCCCTGTCCATCCAGACGACAATTCCAAGTCGCTGCGTGCCGTTCATGTCGATAGGTTGCTCAGTTCCGAAGGTGATCTTCGTGACGCCCCTGTTCATGTCCAGGCGTTCCGTGCATTGATCCAAGTTTTGGAACTGAATGTGTTCGTCTCCATACCGGGCGATAAGCTCTGAAAGTTTCATGACGCGCCTCCAATCCGCTTCAAGGCACGCTTCTTGATGGCCTGTGCAATGCCTTGATTAACGTCACTGTTCGGCTTGCCTTCGAAGTGGGCGAGTGGATCGAAGTCGTTCCAGACTTCCTCCGCCGTCGCGATGTCAGAAACGACCGCAAGGGCGTCTTCTAATTCTTGGAAGTAATCAGAATCGCTGATCTCAACCTCTTCGTTTGCCTCCGCCATTTCCTCGATGCTCGGCTCATCATGCTCGATGACCTTCGACTGTGGTTTTTGCTTTTGTTCCATGCGCGCATCAACGGGGCGCGGCGGCTCAGGCGGCGCAGGTGGCTTTGGCGGTTCGTGGTTGATCACGACGCCAGTGTCGATTTCCCTGCCTTCCATTTCCTCAGCCGCATAGACGTTCCCCAACTCCTCTGGGAATGCCTTGCGCAGCGCGGCGGCCTCAACACATTTGTCCAACTGACCGCGCGGACGTTTTGCCCACATATCGTTCGGCAGTTCAGACTTGCCAGCGCTAGCGTACATTTCTTCCCAGAAGACGCGAGCGGTGAAGGCGCAGCGGGCACCATGGTTCATACGATAGACGGTTACTTTCGCCCACTCGGGGTAGCGGACGAGTTTGGTGACCTTGTTGGAAACTTTCTGCCGGTCTTCCCATTGGTCTACCATGCCCTCGAAATTGCGCTCGACAATCGGGCCGAACTCAACTTCGTCAATGCCGGCGTAATCGCCCGTGCGCGATGCTGTGGTGCGGATTTCCGCTATTCCGGGCCAAACTGTCTCGACGTACGCCTTCTTCGCTGTTGACCACATAGGAACAATGTGAACGGGCTTCTTGAAGATGTCGAGATTGCGCTTCCTGCAATAGGTGAGTGCCATCATGACGGCTTCGACCGTCTTGGCAGCAGGAAAGATTTGTTCCACAAGAACACGCCAGTCGGCAGGCTGCAACTCAAATTCCTTGGCGATGGCCGGCGAGATGGGAAGGCGCGAAGGCGCTAAAGCTGGGACGTTGTTGGTCGCCTCGCGCTGTTCTGTGTGCTGTTGCCTAGTTTGCGTCTGAACGTTCATCAGAAATCCCACCCTTCGTTTTTCGGCTCTTCGGCCTTCGGCTGCTCCTCGGCGATGCGGAGGATTTCCTTCTCAGCCATTTCGGATTCGGCCTTGATGGCGACGATTTCGACGGTCGTCTCTCCGCGCTTCGTGGCCACGATGGCTTTGTCTCCCGGCTTCAAATCCATGCCTTCGGGAATGAAGTAGTCGTAGACTTTGGCATCGCCTTCCTTCTGCCATTTGAACTTTACGGCAGCGATGGCGCGGGTAGTAGGCGTAAGCGAGTCAGTCATGACCAATCCTCATGGTTCATCGAGTTTGCTTTGAAGGCGCGGTGCATCTGATCAAGTTCGATCCGGCAATCGTTCCATGCGTACCAGGCAGCGTCTCTGACGCCCCGGCAGAATGTCGAGATGAACGTCCATGATAGAACCCACGGCGCCGCGACTGAGATCGATATCCGAAGCATCAGCGCACCTTTGCGATTTCAGTTACAGTGATCCCCGGTATATTCGTTCGCCCAGCATCCAGCGCACGTTGCGCAAGCTGTCGCAGAAGTGTGCGGCATTCTTCATGGCTGGACATATAGACGGCGAGCGCAGGCCAGTCCGTCACCTGATCGACAACGACGGTTGCCTTGACGGACGCGGCCTTGCCGTAAGAGGCGCGAATGGATGTCGGCGCGGCGACGGTGAGCGGCTCGGGAACTGGTGCAGCAATCGGCTCAGGATCGCCGCTGACAGGCGCAGCGGCAAGCGCGGCCTCTTGCTGCTTGCGCAGATCTTCTTGCTGCCTGCGCTCTTCCTCGCGCCGCTGGCGAAGCTTTTCTGTCTCCCATGCCTCCATCGCGGCTTTGACTTTGTCAGCCCCGGCTTTGGCGTTCTTTACAAGCGGCATCCATGTCTTGTCGATCTTCGTGCCGGCGTCGAGGTGCGGGCGTTTCAAGGCGTCTCTTTTTTTGTCCGCCTCGCCGGATAGCTCGTTGAGCCGGTTGCGAAGTGACTGAGCCTTTGCCGCCGTTTCGTCGTCGGTGATCTTGGCATAGGCATCTATGCCCTTAATCGCCGCGTCGATCTGATCCTTGAGTTTTTCAGACTCGTCCACTTCGCCGGAATTGTCACCGATCGTCGGCGCTGGCGGCGCGATCTGTGCGGCAACGACAGCATCGTCATCTGGCCAGCCCTTGCCTTCGAGGGCGTCTACATATGCTTTGTGTGTCACGGGCTGCCGGCAGGCCCACGTGAAAAGTTCAGGGATGTCATCAACCGGCCTATTATCGCGATAGGCGACCGTGCGACCTTCTGCGTCCGGATAAATGCCGACAGGCTCCCACGCGCCACCCTTGCGGCGAACTCGGTAGTAACCAAGCTGATATTCGCCGGGATGAACCGGCAGCGATGCCGAGCCGACTGCAGATGGATTCGCCAATGCTCCGAAATACCACTGCCAACGCTCAATAATGGCGACCTGTGTAATGTCGCCAGCTTTGATTGCTTCGTTCATCCGTTCCTCCTATTGCGTCCCGTTTTGATGGCGCTGATAGTCGTCTTGGCAACTCCATATTCGGAAGCCAGATCGACGCCGCGCTCGCCGCGGGAAAGCCTGGTTTTGATTCTGGAAACTTCTTGGCTGGTGAGTCTGCTCTTGTAGTGAGACTCGCCGAAGTAGGGATGGTATTCGGGGTCATCGTAGACGATGCGATCAGCACTAACGATGCCGTCAAGGTGCTTCCAAGTCCGGCCAGTGATTGCGCCCCATGCAGTATTTTTAGCGACACCAGTGGCTTTGATGATAGTTCCAAATGATGTGCCTTCACCTGCCATCCTTCGGATTTCCTTGACCAAATCACTGGTTAGGACTGATTTTCCAGAGTTCTCGCCGATTGCTGGCCTCATTCGTCCACGGCGCCATGCGTCCGCTACATTGTCGATCGGCAAGCCGCGCACTAGGTGATCAGGGTTGACGCAACATCTCAAATCGCATCTGTGCCTGACGACGAAGCCAACCGACGATCCGTCTCCGTTGGCAGATTCGTAGCTAGTACGGTGCGCTGAATAGACTTTTTGTTTGAGGGTGAAATTGCCGTACCCGTCAGCCCCAGTTGCTCCGATCCATAACCAGCATCCGCTCATTGGCTCTTCAATGTATCGGTGGAAATATCGGCTATGAAAATCAGGAATGAAGGACGGAGTTTTTGCTACACCGCAGAACGCATCGCCAGCAACTTTGTCGACTAAATCCAGAGCCAGCGCGCCGATTGAAACAGCTTCATTCACGGTTCAAACCCTTTCGTGCGGCGTCGGCTTGAGCGACAACTGACAGGCTCAGATCGCCGATTGATTGTTCATTTCCTTGGATGTCGAGAAGGTCGGCCATGGTTCAGACATCCTGCTCAGATGGGAGGAGAGAGCGGAGCCGGAAGCACATGAAACGCTTCTGCTGCATCTCCTGGACTTGGCTGTCGGAAATCGGCAGCATCGACTTGAAAAGCAGGTGGCGCTGCGCGTCGGTGTAGAGATTAAGGGCTGAGGCGAAATCGCCACGCTTGACGAAGCTGTCAGCCAGCAACAGTATTTGCGCGTAATTCATGGCTACTGAACCTCATTTGCGATGTTGTAATTGTGACCGTTCTGCACCCCGCGCTCGGCAATCATGGCGCCAATGATGGCGAGGGTTCCGATCAGGCAGCCGATCTGTACGGCTTCGATGATGGCGTACCGGCGGTCAGCGAGGAGTTGGAGGAACTCTGGAAGATCACGCATCAGCGTCAACCTCCCACTCGCGATCAATCACGACTTCGTAGAATGGCTCATCCTCGTATTGCTCAAGGAGCGCGTCATAGTCGTCTTGAGACGCATCCCAGAGTTTTTGGACGACATCGCCTTCCACGTTATTCCACACGCTGATTTCGTATCGAGGTTCAGCCATTGGAGCCTCCCTGCATCGGAAGACGCTCAATGGATTCGACATTGACGTCCAACTCGCGGCCATCAATGCCCATATCCTTGATCTCGCCGTAGCCTTCGGTGAAGCAGTCGAGGAGCCCGCGAGCCTGCAGTTGAGCCAAATGCTCGACGTGATCGTTGATGTCGTAGAACGGGTAGAAACTCTGTCGAAATTCGGCCATGAAGGCTTCATCGAACTTCGTCTCGTCCAGTTCTATTTCCACGTCGATAATGACGGAGGCTTTGAATTTAGCCATTGCCTCCTCCATTGCCAAGCGCGGCGCGGGCGACATCGCCGCAGTCGCATATGGCGCTACCTTCCTGCTTTGCGACAGGGATGCAATTCTGAGTGAAGCATTCAGGGTCGCCATCCCATGAGGGGCTATTGATATAATTGGCCGGATCGGCGTAGAATTTCAGCGCCGCCTCCATATCTGCACGCGAGGCGACTGGCGACGATGGGCCGCTCAACAGAGCGACCTCAGCTTCGGATATTGCTTCTGAGAAATCGTACTCGTCGTAGACGTTCGGTAAGGCGCTCGCAATTTTCATTGCCACATGAGCGCTGCGCAATGCTGCCATCAGTCGCTCGTTCTCCGCCTCCAGTTCTTCTACACGAGCCTGGAGAGCGGAGTAGGAGTTGACGGCGGTGACGATTGCTTGCGCACGCTCCGGCCTGCATATGCCAGACATCTCGAAATACTCGTTGCAGTCCGCATTGAAGGAGTTCTTCCAGCCGGACACCGTGAGATAGACGTGATGATGCTCGTCTTCGTCGCGGTCGCCGATGCGGAGTTCGTATTTATCAGGCGCGGTCATTGGCTGGCTCCTCGGAAAGGGCGGATGGGTTCACTGCGCCTAGAACGCGCTGTAGCGCCGCGATAATCGCCTCTGCTTCATGGTGAGGTTCTGGGCCGCGCAATAGCGTTGCTTCCTCGCTTTCTAGGGAGGCAATCGGGCCGAACATCTCACCGATGGCATCTCGCACCATGCGGAGGGCAGCGGCGTAAGGGGCAACAGCATCCGCGAAGAAGTTCGCTGGCTCCTCGGAAAGGATAGCCGCAACCCTCGCAGCAGCCCTGTACTGGCGCGTGACGCGATCCGGCGTGTTTTGGCAGGGGCAGTAATCATCCACCCCACGGCAAGCGCAGCGGTCGGCTTGGGCCTTCTGTTCGGCGACGGTGAGGAGAGGTTCAGTTCGCATCGCGCTCGTCCTCCCACCTGACATCGCGGTCATAGTCGGCGTCATAGCTGTCATCGAAGTCGTGATTTTCGGCAATCCAGCCGCACCATTTCCGGTCCTCTGCATCCGTCCACTTGATGTCGCTGCCAGCCTCATCCTTGACGCTGACGATCTCGACTTCACCGCCTTCGGGCGGATAACAATTTTCAGGCGGCCCGCTGGAGACGCCGGGATCGTATGGGCTGATCGTGTATTCGACGGTGACTTCCGTTTCGTCGTCGCGCTCAAATGAGGTGAAATGTGTTCTTGGCATCGCCTCAACTCCACATGTGTTCGCAAATGCGATTGTTCGGATAGAAAAGCCGAGCGGAGACACGTTCGGCGTCAAGCTTGCGGGCGAAGCGAATGGCGTCCATATGATCCTGCGACCACATGTCGTCAGGACCGGCCCAATATGTTGGCGCGTCCGGGTTAGAGTCTCCGCGCTCGATGAGCCACGCGGTTTCCTGATTATGCATTTGCCACCTCGCTTTCGCGCTGAGCGCAGAACTTGTTGACACGACCGATCTGCCCGAGCGCCGCGGTAAGTTGTCGCTGGACATCCTCGACGGTGGCGCCAGCTGCAAACTGGCTGCCCATCCAATCTCCGAGCGAGGGAAGGACGTTGACCCGTACCGCAGCGGCCAGCATCAGTTTTGGATCAGTCGAGATGTAGAGCTTACGCATCGTCGCGGTCCTCGATCTTGCGGCACATAGCGAGCGCCAGCGTTTCTAATCTCACCTGTGCGCTGTCGAGCATTATGGGACGGTCGTCGAGAGTTGCAGCCTTCGCTTCTATCAGGCGCCTGTGGAGCCTGGCCGCGGCGTCGATGGCCTGTTCAAGTTGAAACTGTGTCATGGCTGGCCTCCCTGGCGGCAGCAAATGCACTGAAGATTGCCTTGTCATCGGTGCGGTCTGGTGTGGGCTTGGTGAGCATGGCTGGCCTCACGCTTCCATCGTCACGACGCAGGTATTCACTGTCGTTCCGGATGACTTGAACGAGTCCTCGGGAAGCCGCTCGATCGAGCCGTTATGCGCGTAGACGAATTCTCGGAAATCGCTGGTGAGTTTGTTGTCTCGGAACATGACTCCAGACGACATGATGGAAACCAGCCTGCCGCCCGACTTTAGGAACTTGAAGGCGTGCAGCACGTGGTGAATATCCGCTTGCTTGGCGAATGGCGGGTTCATGACGACACGATCAAATGAAAATCCGTCGCTTGGATGTGCCGCGAGAAAATCTGAGATGTTAACAGCCTTGGCAATGTCACGAAGCTTCTCAGCGCGCTTCGGATCAATCTCGAAGCAGGTAACGCGACCGCCTGCGGCACCGGCGGCTGCAGCAATACGACCAATACCGGCGCTCGGTTCTAGGACTGGAATTCCTGGCTCGATGCCAGCCATAGCGACGATTTCCGCCGCTAAGTCTTCCGGCGTATCGAACTGTCCGAAATCCTGCTTGGTCCGGCTGTAAGCGCCTGTCAGCATGATAGGCTCCAGAGCCTCGATCGCGTCTCCATCAAACACATGGGCCTTGGCGCTGCGGTTCCATTTACCGCCCGCAGCCTCAAGAACCTTGTTCGTATCGGTGTAGAGCTTGCGATCAAGTTGGCCGACGAGGACGAACTTCGAGCCGTCGTATTGGCCGGCGTCCAGAACCTTCAAAACTGCTTCGCTGATCTGTGGCATTTCCATTCCTCCAGCCGCTAAGCGGCGATCTTGCGCACTGCAGGCGCGTGCTGCTTATGCTCGTGAGTGATCGTAAGAGACGGACAGGATCGCCCTGCGGTGCGCTACCTGGGCCGCGATGTCGTCCTCGTCGCGGCCGTCGATCTGGTCGAGAAACACGCTATCCACAGCCCCACGCGGGCCGGTGACGTTGAACATCTCGTCGGATATGTACGAGCCGTCTCCGCCAAGCTGGTAGGCCAAGCCTTCGAAGCTGGCGAACATGTCAGCCATGAAAGACCGGAAGGCTTCACGGTTCGTGCGAGGATCATTATTCCGGTCCATCTCGGCTTTCGCGCGGGAGATCGCTGCGTGCATGCTGTCGTAATGGTTTTCCATTGTCGTTGATCCTTGGGCGCGGGCAGTGATGGTGATGGACATGGGCGTTACTCCGCGGCGTCCGCAGAGAACCGATCCTCGAAATGGCTGCGATACCAGTCGAGCATGATCGAGTTCATGTATTTGTTGATGTGTGGCGGGAATGGCGTATCGACGTGCCGCAACAACGGTTCAATGCGCTCCGAGAAATACAGGCTCGAACCGTCGTGCCAGCAAGGGCACTTCAAAAGCCAGCATTCCGCGTGGTCGGGCTTATCGGAATTGAAGTCGTACATCGGGGTCTTGCTGTGCTTCTCGACGCCGCCGTAATATTCCTCAGGCCATCTCCAGCCTTCTGACGGAACGGGCTCGGCCCAAATGTGGATCGCGCCCTTATCGCCGATCGCCGTCCACATGTGCCGCGTTGTTTCGCCTTCTGGCGGAAGATAGTTGTACTCAAGGTCTGCCATTTCATTCCGTCCTTCCGTCTATCCGCATAAGCTCCACGAGGGGCGTGCGGGTGATGAGGTGAGCCTTTTCTCTTCGTGCTCAGGAAGGGGGTAGATCAGGCGGCAAAACCAGGCTCTTCATGCCAGGGAACAACCGCCGCAAATGCCTCGCTGGCGTAATCTAGTTCTTTGATTGCTTCTGGCGACTGATCTTCGAAAGCGACATGCCTTGCCGCGATAACCAATCTCGTAAGATCACGGAAGCGGAATGCCGACGTCGTGAACCAGTGCGCCGCAAGCTGGTTAGCTTCGCTTGGGCTGAATCCGGCTCGTGAGGAAAGCAGACCCTCCACAACAGCGCGATCTAGGCGGCGGGAAACGGCAACACCAAAGATCGCTCCGAGCCGGATGCTCAAAACCTTGTCGCTGATTTTCTTCGTTGCCATTTCCATCGTCCTCTATCTCTCAGCTTCCCGTAGCTTCGGCTGGGCCGGTGTCGGGGGCTGGTGAATGTCGAATGTTCGTGCTGGCGCGGTTCAGATACCAGCCGCCAACTTTCCGTCTAGGAGTTTTCCGCCCATCATGATCATTGATGGCGCCCATCCGACGTTGACGAATGCCTCGGCTCTCTGTTTCCCCCATCCACTCTTTCCAGGCACGCCTCCGAACAGCCGTTCCCATCCGGGCTCTAGGCATCGTTTCTGGTCCCAGAAGTCTCCGTTTTCAGCGAGGTAGTCGGCAAGTTCTTGGCGTGTGGCGAATGGCGGGGAAACGGGGGTTCCTTCCGAAACCGTCTCCCAAAGCTGAAACCATGTTGCGTCATCGTCAGCCCATGGACGGTAGTAAGCACGGCTAGGCGGGTTGCTCTCCCATTCCCAATACGAATAGTCAGACGGATATTCGGAGGCGTCGAAATGCGATGGGCGCTCTCCAGCTTCCCATTTTGCAAGCTCAGAAAGCCATTCTGCTTTTGCGGAGGCGTAGTTGCTGTCAAACATAGGTTGCAGACGCGTCCGCCCATAAGCATCTTCTGTTTCTGGATGCTGCCAATTCGGTGGAACCATTCTGATTTCACGTCCCATCGTCATTCCCTCCTTGGTTCTGGTTCCTGCCGCTTCCCGTCAATGTGTTCGGCGGCTGATGGGGAGAACATAGCCTTCGACTGAACTTCAGTCAACACGAAATTTCGCTTTGACTGAAAAAAGCTGACGCGCTATACCGTTCACCATGAGTGAAGAGGCCAAGGCGCTTACGGCGCACTATCTGAGAAAGCGCGACAAGTGGCTACGTGATTTGGCCGATTGTCTAGACCTGAAACCCTTGTCGGTACGCGTCGGTTTGCACCTGGCTTTGCGCATGAGTTTGCGCAATCAGGAGGCGTGGCCGTCGATTGAGACGATTGCTACCTCCATCGGTGCCAGTCAGCGAGGAGTGATTTCGGCGTTGGACGAATTGAAGGAAGAAGGGTTTCTTGGGATCGAGCGAAAACGGAATAAGGGGAACCGATATTGGCTTCGCTTCAGGTGGGAATAAGTGCAAAATTTGCAGTTATATAAGTGCAAAATTTGCACATGAATATACGTCAAGCTGAATAACGTTAAGGATATTATTTTTAGGTTCTTGCTCTGAAGGGTAATTGTTGGAAGGGTGCGGAACTGATAATTTTAGCGAATCGTCATATAAAATTTACAGAAGGGCGAACTGTCGCAACGTCGTCAGAGTTGTGACAGTGAGAATATGATCTCCATTGGGAGTGAAAGCATGCTGAGACGAAACTTTTTGGCCGGGCTAGCGTCGTCTACAATCGCCGTTCCCGTCCGCGAAACATCAAACAAGCGGTTGCGTGATGCGTTAGACAATCTGAAGCTGGCACTCATGAGCGATCCGTCAATAGGAAATTTTGAGGTTCACTACAATCCTCACTCCCCGACCGTCGTAGTCATCGCTGCATTTCGAAATACGCTAGCCGGTGCGTCCGAGGAGGACGGCCACAACATTTAGGATTTCCTGCTGCCTCTCGGGCGGCGCTTTAGCCAATTGATCCTGGATGCTCCAGATGGCCGATTTCATGGTCGGGTCGCGCATGAGCAAATCGGCCGGCTCACAGTTAAGCGCGTCGGCAATCGCCTCAAGCATCGGCTGGCTGTAACCCTGCTTCCCATTTTCAAGTTGTGAGATCGATGAGACAGCGACATCGAGGCGGCTGGCAAGCTGCTCTTGCGTTAGCCCGCGATGCTTTCGCCACTGGCGGATAAAATGCCGTGGGCGATCGTCGCCTTTGAGGTTGGTTTTCACTCGCGTTCCCATGATTCTATTTTCGCACCTGCAAAAAAATCACTCCATAGCGCCTGACTGATATTTTTCGCTTGACTGAATTTCGTTTTGACTGAATATAGGGGGCATGGAAAAGCTCAGAGAATTCTTCAAGGCAAATCGCGGGATGCAGTCGAAGCTTGCAGAGCTTCTGAATTTGCAGCCATCAACGATATCCCAGTGGAAGTCTGTTCCGGTGGAGCATTTGCCGGAAGTAGAGGCATTCACGGGCATTCCTCGCGAAGAGCTTTTGCCGGACGCGTTCCGGGTCGCTCGGGAGGATGCGGCATGAGTAAGCGCAATGGACATGATAGGTACGTCTATTTCATTCGCCAAGTCGGTGGCGTCGGCCCGATCAAGATAGGCTGCTCGCGTAACGTCGGCGAGCGCCTCGAAAATCTCATGATCTGGTCTCCGATGCCTCTCGAAGTTCTTGCTGCCGCGCCGGGCGGCTACAAGCTTGAGCGCAACATTCAGGAATGCTTCGCTGATCTTTTCAGCCACAAGGAATGGTTCCATCCGGGCGAGCGGCTTTTGAAAGCCATAGCCGACTTGGCGAGCGGCGTTCCGCTGCATGAGGCTGTCAATCTCAACGAACGTCGCGGCAGGGCATCGTCTCTCCCAAGAGTTTTGCCGGGGACGGAAGGTCGTCGCAGTTATGTGATGAGGATGGTCTGGGCGGAGAAGAAACTTCCCCGCAATTTCGAAGTCCCTGGTTGGGCCTGGGAACCGTTGAGGAGATGGATGCGTCATGGCGCGTCACACCCGCCAACAGAGGCGCAAATCGCGCTGATAGAGAAATTTCTCTCAGACCCGCTGGCACATGCCGTGGAAAGGAAGGTGGCAGCATGAGCAATTTTGCAGACGTGAAAGTTATCCAAAGTGCAGAAGGAAATGTTTCCAAATACGTGTTCAGCAATGAACGCGGGGTTGCCGAGTCCGTCCTCTATCGCTACCCAGATTACCAGACGCGGACGGTGATTTGCTGCTCGACCATGAGCGGATGTCCAGTTGGTTGCCGGTTCTGCGGCGCGGGCGATTACTTCGTTCGCAACTTCTCGCCTGCCGAGATCGTGGAGCAGGTTGATCGGTGCATCGCCGATACTGGCGTAGATCCAGCCACCATGAAGCGCCTGCAGATTATGTTCATGAGCATGGGCGAGCCGCTGCTGAACAAGGGCGGCATGATTTTCGCTCTCAAGACGCTGTACGAGCGCTACCCGAACGCTGCGCTGCTCATCTCCACCATCGGCCCGGATATCGATTATTCGTGGGTGCATGCGATTAGCAAGGAAATCCCGATGATCGGGCTGCAGTTCAGCATCCATGAATCGACGGATGAAGAGCGGGACGAACTGATCCCGTTCAAAAAGAAGCTGTCGATCAGCGCCATCGCGAGGGTAGGCGAGTTTTGGAACGCCGCGACGAAGCGCAAGCCGTTCTTCAATTATTGCGCAGGCGATGACAATTCTTCGGATGAAGACGCTGAACGCATCCTCATGGACTTCAACCCCGCTGTCTGGAACGCCACCGTTTCCGTCATCTGCGAGCGCAACGAAGGCATGCCAGCGCGCAACGAACATCAGGTGGAGTTGGCAGCCAACTTCGCAAGCAAGCTCGTCCAGCGCGGCTATGACGTCCGCGTGTTTGATCCTGCAGGTCAGGATGACATCGGAGGCGGCTGCGGCCAACTGTGGTTCGTCCAGAAGTGGATGCAGGATCACCCGGAACTCGCAAAGCCTAGCGTAGGTCATGGCTTGCCCTCCGTGCATACCCCGGAGGCAGCATGACCATCTCCCCCTATCCCATCTCCCGCCGTCTCCCGGCTCATATCCGCTCCAATGAGGTGACGGGATGAGCACAGACAATCGGTTCGAACTCAAAGCGCAGAAGCTGCCAGAGGCGGAATATCCGAAAGAAATCTGGTTTTCTGCGCTCAATGCCTATCGTGAAATTGGGCTCAGGCAGGGCGGAACCACATCTGACCGCGTGAATGCAATTGCGGACGCCATCATAGTTGATCGCGAGCGATGCAAGACGATAGCAGACGCTGAAATCGGACACATGCTCGAAGAATACATGAAGGCACTCCAAGACGCCGACCACTGGCATGCGCATGTCGGCACGTTGCTGGGCATCATCGAACAGACTTACGATTTGGGTGACGACATCGACGCCGAGGATCGTCCAGCCTTCGATCAGATCAACGGCGAATACGAAGCGCGTTGTCTTGAAATCAAAGATGGCGCAGCCGAGTGCCGAAAGATTCTTGAAAAGGCAAAGGCAAGAGTAGCCGCCATGCAAGGGGAGGAGTGAATGGATACGATAAGTCAGTACCGCAAGCTCGCCCGCGAAATAGCTGAGAACAGCATTGTCACTAAGGCGCTCGCAAAAATGCTTGAGCAAGTTGTCGAAGAAGCGGTGAAAGCAGAGCGCGAACGTTGCCTGCTTGAGATTTGTTACCAGGCCGACTGGCTTTTGAAGGACGTGCAGAACCAGGCCGTGCTGCTTGACGATATTCGCGCTCGTATTCGTGGGGAAGCATAGATGCCGCACGATCCAGACAGCGCATACGTCTTCTCGCTCAAGCGCCATGCTGAATGCTCCATGTGCTGGCAAAGCATTTCTGAGGATGGCGTCAAAATGCGTGACTACTTCGCGGCTCACTGCCCAGACAGTTGGCTTAAGGAGAGCATGCCAAAGACAATAGGCGCCATTCGAGACGCGATGATTGCGAGGCGCATAATCCCGGCCGATCGGCGGAACGGCGACGTGTTGCGTTCCTACGATGATGGCGACGAGGCTGCATTGAGGGTCGCCCTGCGCTGGGAATATGCCGACATGATGATGAAGGCGAGGGCTGCATAAATGCCCCACCACAACGAACAATACGACTGCATGGCCGAGCAGTGGCTTCCCTACGATCCAGACGCCAACTGCACAATGCCATGCGGCACAGAGCGAGACACAATCAGCAGCGACATATTCGACTGGCTGTTTGAGCGCGCTCCAAAGGCAATATCTCGCAAGCCTGTTCAAAGGGAAACATTGATGGGATGCTCCAAGGCGAGATCTGCTCATGATCTTTCTGAGGTCGAGGGGGGATTTTAGATGGCTCACACGCTCAGGCCTATACCTGCCAAGATGCTTGCAGTCCTGAAGTACGATCCCGCGTCCGGCGCAATTATTAGAATTGCCGGACCAAGGAACGCAAAATTGGGATGCCGTATGGACGCGATCGGCAGTCATGGCTACCGGAGGGTGAGAATTTGGGGATATCCTTATGCCGCTCACAGAGTTGCCTGGTTTCTGCACTTCAAAGAGCAGCCGCCATCTCTGATAGATCATATTAACGGAGATAAATCCGATAATAGAATTACCAATCTGAGGTCTGCTAACTACGCGCAAAACAAGGCAAATTCCGGTCTGCAGAGAAATAATACTTCTGGGTTCAAGGGTGTTACTTGGAACAAGGCGAGCGAAGGGTGGCAAGCTCAATTCAAGACTAACAAAAAATGCCATTATCTTGGCATCTTCGATACTCCAGAAGAGGCCAATGCTGCATACGAAACAGCACTCAAGCATCATCTCGGAACGTTTGAGAGGGTTTTCTGACATGCTGACGCTCGGCTGGATATTCATCGGCATCCTCATCTGCGGATTTGTTGCCTGCTACGGCTTTGTTGTCGGCGTGGCGATAAAGGATTTGCTGCCGCGCATGGATTTCATTCGCCGGTTTCGGCAGCGCTTCGAACGCGCTGCGGCGATCGCTTCCACTGATGACAGCACATACGGCAGCGAGATCGATCCGACGCGCGGCCGCGGCTCCGATTTTCCATTTGCGGGGCGGTGAGATGGCGAAAATTCCAGAGCCAATGCTTCATCTGCCTTTCCGCTCCCTGTTGGAACTCGGCTTCGACACTCAGGACATTGCGAACGCCAAGGGCATTCACGAGGCCGATGTCTACAACACGCTCGCCCGAGAGAAGGGCGTAACTTTCTACAACGGCCAGCTTGGAGCGCATTTTATTCGCGCTGCCAGCGGCATGAAATGAAGTCGGTGCTGGCCGCTCAGTTCTTGGCGGGACTGCGGCCTTAACCGATGTGAATACCGCCGATACGGTCCTCCCGCGGCGGGGCGCCTAGTGAGGGAGCAAGAGGCAGGGCAATACGCGCTCTTCTCCCTCACTTCGAAGCCCAGGTGGGCGAGGACCAAGTCGGCAAAGGATGGGCTTCGGCCTTTCTCGTAATGCCCGGAGTGTCTTGACGATGGTCAAGGTAACAAGGGCGCAAAAAATGTGGCGGTCAAAAACCCACTTAAATTTGGTCAAAAAGAACGAGGCAACGCAGATGGTTTACGTAGACGCGATTGGCCCCGGCGGAGAAAGCAGGGCGCAGCAATACGCAAAGAAGTTGTTCCAACTCAGGAACAAAGGGTGGGGCGACGAGCCAGAGGCGCTCAAGGAAGTAGCCACGCGAAGTCGCGTTTCACCACGCAGTTTCAAGCGCATCATGAAGGGCGAGGTAGAGGCTAAGGAAAGCATCGGCGCCCGCATCAGGAATGCCTATCTCGCATATTGCGCCGAACTCGTATCGCGTCTCCAGCATGAAATTGAAGTCGAACAAAAGGTCCACGGCGATGCTGCTGATTTTCAAGATCTGGGCGAAGAGGTGGAAATTCTGGCTCGCAAAATTGAAGCGGCGCGGAAGCGCCAAGCCCCCAAAGAAGGACAGCGCTGATGACGTGCGCAGTTCAGGGATGTGAAAAGGCGGCCAAGGTAAAAGGATGGTGCAATCCACATTATCAGCGATGGATCAGGCATGGCGACCCTGTCGGGGGAAGAACGGCTCAAGGAGAACCGTTGAAATTCCTCCAAGATGTCGTCCTCGCCTATAAAGGCGACGATTGTTTGATCTGGCCATATGTCAAAAATCAAGACGGCTACGGACAAATGAAGGTCCGCGGCAAGATGGAGACGGTGTCGCGCATAGTTTGCGAGATCGCGCATGGAATGCCTCCGAGTCCTAATCACGAAGCCGCCCATAGTTGCGGCAATGGGGACAAGGGCTGCTGCACTCAAGAACATTTGCGATGGGCAACGACCAAGGAGAACTTCGCCGACCGTCTAAAGCATGGAACCTATACTCGTGGCGAGCGGCATCCGATGGTGAAGCTCACAGAGGCAGACGTTCATGAGATTAGGCGTCTGCGAGGTTCAGGCGTGCCGCTTTCGGATCTCGCCGACAGGTTCTCGGTGACTAATGTAACGATTAGCCAGATCGCCCGACGAAAGACATGGATATGGCTTGAAGAGGAAAGGATTATCTGATGACGGAAGCCCTCCGCAACACGACGCTGAATGAGGACGAGCGCGCCGCGCTCTACGGCTATCTCTGCCGTCAGGAACGCGACCAACTGGCGGTGATTGCGGAGGCGGAAGCCAAGCGCAAGGAGAACTTCAAGAAGGCAAAAGAGTGGTCTTTCAGCAAAGAGGAGATCACCTTCCACGAAAAGGCGCGCAAGGCCGGTGAAGGCTCCTCGATCATCAAGAAGCATGCTCTTCACAAGACGATCCTGATCAAGATTGGGTTTATCTCGGATGATCGTGGCGGCGACTTGCTCTCAGATCGCGTCGACAAGCTCCAACTCCACAATCGCCGCGGATACGACGACGGACTATGCGGGGAAGGCGGTCCAGGAGCCTCAGGTTTCGCCGCCAACAGCGATGAGGACCGCGCCTATATGGACGGCTGGAAAGAAGGACAACGCGTCTACGTCGAGAATTGGCAGGCTGCAATGGAGAAGGCGATTGCCGCCAAGACGAATGAAGAGCCGCCGGCAAGCACGGACGCGGACCCCTTCGAGGACGCTGCATAACAAAGTGCTCGGGCTCGCTGTCCTCCCAAGTGCGAGCCTGCAAACTACTCAGCCGCGAATGGCTGAGGCTTTTATTCAAAGCCGGAGTGAAGGCCGGCCAGAATGGCGGATGAAATGATCCCAGACGGGGCACGATTTCCATCCAAAAATTCGCTCAGTTAATGCCAATTTCGCCCAGGGCGGACCTGCTGCGGCGATGCGTTTCGGATCACAGGCCAGAGCACCGAAAGGAGAATTCACGTGCTTAAGAACTTGCTGTTTTACCGCCTGTTGATCGTCAACACTGGGGCCATCCTCTTGATGGCGTGGGGGTTTACCACTGGTTATATCCAAAACCTTGTCTCGGGCGAAATCAGAGGGCTACCCTACGCCATGGCCGCACTGTTTCTCGTCGGTTTTGTCTCGACCTTCATACGAGCGTCGAAGGTCAGCAGTGGGCTCAATACAGTCAAGAGCAAAGGCGTTTATGACGCGAGCAAGATAGCAATCAAGAACGCCCACATCGGCGACATCGGCAGTTGGCTTGTGACCCTTGGACTGATTGGCAACATCGTTGGCTTTACCATGGCGGTGTCAAAAGTCGATCTCTCCGGCGGTCCTGATCAGGCGATGGCGGCAATCGGCGCGATGATGGATGGAATGAAGTTCGCTTTCAATAACACTCTGATCGGCACGGCCCTCGGCCTTTGGACCTTGGTCAATGCCAGAATGCTTTCGACGGCAACGGCGCTCCTTGAGAAGGACGCCACGTCATGAAAAGCGCCGATGAAGTTAATTCCGTCGCCTATCGCGACGTGCTGATGAATACAATTCTTGGCCTTGTGATGATGATTGCCATCGTATTCCTCCTGGTGAAGGTGGAGACGTCAAGGGCTATGGCGCAGGCCGAGCCGCCTGGAAATCTCATGGTTGATATCACATGGCCGCAAGGTGACACCGATGTTGACCTCTGGGTAACGGGACCGGGAGAGCCCGTCCCGGTCGGATATTCGAACAAGGGCGGCGTGCTCTGGAACCTGCTGCGTGACGACCTCGGCAACTGGCCCGATGCCACACCGTTCAACTACGAGAATGCCTATACCCATGGGATTGTGCCAGGAACGTATTGGGTCAATGTCATGTGTTATTCCTGCAAGATATTTCCTGTACCCGTTGATGTTGAAATATCGCTTAATCCTGGCAAGGGCGAGAAAGACAATAAAGCACCCACGAAAATCATCCTGATTACGAAGGTCATGCTCACCAAGCCAGGCCAAGAACGCACCGCAGTGAGTTTCAAAATGGACGCTGCTGGCAGGATTGATGATGCCTCCCTCAATTCCGTTTTCCGGCCGCTACGGTCGGCAAAGAAGGGATAAGCCAATGCTCAACATAATCCCCACCGATGTCATCGCGCCGGCATCAATCCTGCTTTTCGTCTGCGGAGTAATGGCGACCGTAACTGTCTGGTCAAGACGGGAAACCAGTTTGCGGCTCGCTTCCGTGGCTGGACTGTTTATCTCCATTCCCGTTGTCATCGCCGCACTCTCGTTCACGCTCGGCTGGCCTGTGCCTTTGATCGCTGGACTAAATGCGCCTCCTGGTGATTGGCAGGTGATTGGATCGAAGATGGTTGTCGGTGAGGGCATATATGTCCTGCTCGATACAGGCGATGTTCCGAGACATTACCGGCTGCCATGGGACAAGAAAATGTCCGACAAACTGCAAGAGCTTCTGGATGGCCAGCAGAACGGCGAGCGCGGCGATCTCAGGCTCAAAATGCCTCCCTTCGAATTCAGTTGGAGCCGCAAGAAGCCCCCGGAATTCTACGCGATGCCTCAACCGAAGGTCATCCCTGACAAACCACGTCAGACAGAACATCCGAAACGGTACAATTCGATCGGCGCATGACGGAATGACTGCCGAGTGAAGCGGCAGGATAGTAAGGCGGATGAAATGATAATACACCAACGACAAGCGTTCTGTTGCCCTGCCTGCGGCGGGTTCATCGGCGAAGCTGCTCCGCTCGACTTCGTTGCCAAGACCATCCCCGGTTACCAGGCGCAAGTATTGATGGTCTTACGTCGGCATATTGGCGAGCCAGTTGCCAAAGATCACCTCGCCGACATCATTTACCGCGGCGATCCGAACGGCGGGCCGCTCTATTCGAACAACACAGTTCCAGAGCATGTCAAACGGCTGCGCAAGCGCCTTGAGGTGTTTGGGTGGACCATTGCAGTGCAAGGGCGCGGGCAGGGCGTGCATGCCACCTACCGGCTTATCCCGCTGGAGGCTGGCGCATGACACTGATCATTGGTTTTGACCCCTCAAAGTCCACTGGATGGAGCTTGCTTGACACGGGTAAGGATTTCTCCGCCATTGAATGCGGAGTTCTCGAAATGCCCGACAAGTCCGATCACTATTACACTGCAGACCAGATCGGTTTGAAAGTCTCGGCTCTGCTGCGCCGCTGCAAGGAACAGCGCGGCAAACTCCCCGACTTCGCTGTGCTCGAACAGCAGATAGAGGCGCAAGCGTCCATGGCTGGCCGTGGGCAGAGTTTCGCAGGCTCAATATACCCGTGGATAGCTACATCAGCGATCGTCGCCACGATCGCTAATTTCAAAATAGCGTATGGCACCCTTATGCCGTCCTCTTGGCGCAAGTCATTCTTCGGCCAAGGCTTCAAGCCGCCGCTCGACAAGAAGGGCAAGAAGGACTGGAAACAGGCAGCCATTACCGAATGTGAGCGTCTGGGGATCAATCTGCCGAGCCGCAAGGCACTTGCTGACGATGCTGCTGAGGCTGCGGCGCTCGCGATCTGCTGGGCAAGCCGCGATATCAATCTTCACGCCGGGCGCTATCACGAGCCGTTCATGAGGCTCCTGCAGCAGCGCAATTCGAAAACTCCAGAAGGAGTCGCCGCATGACGACCAAATCCCACCACTGTCCCAGATGCTCGAAGGCTCTCTCTATCGCTGAAATTATCACCGAGTTCTGCGAAGAATGCCTTGTTGACGTCAAGCCGACACTAAACCCGCCAGCCCACGACTGCCCCCAGGCAGACCGCGCCGCTCCCCGTGATGGCGCACCGACGGCGTAGGCGGCATAGGATGACGGTCACAGCCTCGAAATACGCCCGCAACGAAAACGATCTCTACCAGACTGAACCTTGGGTCACCGAGGCCCTGCTTCGCCATTTCCAAGTCAATGGAATGGACGTCTGGGAATGCGCCGCCGGAAATCACCTTATGGCTGACGTTCTTGGCGAGACAGCAAAGTCAGTCTTCACCTCCGACATCAAAACCTATGATCGTCAACACGATTGGGTTGCTGATTTTGTCGCCGATCCTGAAAGCCAGTTTTCGCACGATTGGCAGGCCATCATCACCAATCCACCATATGGCAAGCAGAACAGAACCGCAGTGAAGTTCATCGAACTCGCCTTGCGGCGCAGCGTCGGGATCGTTGCGATGCTGTGCACCGCCAAGTTCGACTTCGGCAATACCCGCTGTCATCTCTTCCGAGACAATCGCCGCTTCGCAGCCAAGATCGCGCTCGTGGACAGGATCTCGTGGACTCTCGACGGCGTCACCGGCACTGAAGATCACGCCTGGTACGTGTGGACGGAGGCGCCGCGCCTGCCCCGGCTGCCGGCGATGCTCTATGCTGGGAGGACAGCATGAGCAAATACGAAGACCGCGCCGCTGCCATGGCAAGGACACGCGACAATCCGTTTGAGCGGCAGTTGCCGGCGAACATCGAAGCGGAACAGGCGCTCTTGGGAAGTCTGTTGGTAAACAATGCCGCCTATCACGCCATTCTCCCAACCGGCATCGAGGCCAAGCATTTCTATGAGCCGATCCATCGGACGATATTTGAGGCAGCGAAATCCTGCATAACGTCCAACAAGATTGCAAACCCAGTTACCATTCGCTCGTTCATCGCGCCTGATATTCTCAATAAACCCATTGGCGATATGACAGTAGGAGGATACACGGCAAGGCTTTGCTCAGAAGCTACCTCGATCGTCAACGCCCCCGACTATGCCGGCGCTGTCATCTTCTACGCCCACCGCCGCGATGTTCTTCCAGCAGCGGATATCATTGACACAGCCGCCTGCAATGCACAGGACGAACTCGCCTTTGTCGACCAGATCAGAGACGCGCGGGACCGGCTGACGAACACCATCAATGCGATCGAGGGGCAGGGGGCGCAGGACGACGACCAGATCGTTGACGCCTATCTCCAGATGATCACGGGCGAGAACGAAGCCACTGGCGCCGATGGAATTCCGCTGCCTTTCCCAGACTTCGAATATCTCATCAACGACAACATGCTTCGCCCTGGAAGGACATACGGAATTCTAGGGGCAAGCGCTGAAGGGAAAACATCTCTGACGCTACAGGTTGTCTATGCGGCGCTGATTGCTGGACATCCGGTTTGCATCTTGTCCTTTGATCAGGATCAGATGGAAATTCTGGCGCAGATCACGGCGCAGCAGGAAGGCATACCGTTCTCATCACAAATCCAGAACTCGCGAAATCATCAGCGTCTTAGCCAGCACCAGATTGACCAGGCGTATGGCTTCATTCGAAAGCTGAAACGGAGGCCGTTCGAGATTATCCAATGCCGGACTTCTGACACGGTGCAGAAGCTTGAAACCAAAATGGACGGGTTTCTCCGGCGGCGCACCAATGGAAAGATGCCACTCTTCGTTTTCGACCATATCCGGGCGATCAAGCCCGCGGCGCAGGCAGACGAAGGCACCAAAGCCCTGCAGATTGGACAGGATATCCACGACGCAATGAAAGCCCGCAGAAGCGCCGGTTGGGTGCTCCAGCAACGATCGACAACTGGCCTCAAGCGTGAGAACCCGCGGCCTGCCTCCGCCGACCTATTCGGAGGAGACTCGGCAAAGCAGCCGTTCGATGTAATTTTCTACGTCTTCCGGGCCAGTGAGCACCGCGACGAACAGGTGAGGACGGCGAAGGAAGAAAAAGACGTGGCTGGTATCAAAGAACGGTTCAACCGTATCTACGGTAGGGACCGCAATGACGAATACATCCCGATCGAGAATTGTGTTGAGCTTGGGCTCATCAAGAACCGCTTCGGGCCGAAGAACCGCCGGGCTCACCTAGCCTTCGATCCAGATTACACGCGGTTTTCATCTCGACGCCAGCAGGATCAATGGGAGTTGCTGCCATGATCACCGCCTCAATCGCCCGCGCCATCAACACGCCGAAGGGATGGCAAGCCGAATATCACTTGGCTGGCGAGACGGAGCCGCACAAGCTCTGTGACGCGCTCGGCCGGCCGCAGATATACCCGACAGCCCAAGACGCGCGTGTGGCCGCCCTTGAGGCTCTGGTGGCCGCCATGGAGCGCGCCGACGCCGCCTATATCGACCCGTTGCCGGATCAATTCTGGCTGGAGGTAAAGCCGAAGACATCGCTCGGGCTAATCGTGCAGGCGAAGAAGCGGTTCGCCCGGGTCGAGGCGGGCCGGGTTATTCCAGTCGAGCGGAGGGCGAGCGCGTGAGCAACCCGTACCTTATCGAAGGCCCAGCGCTCATCTCGTTTTCTGGCGGGCGCACATCGGCCTACATGCTCTACCAAATCCTTCAGGCGCATGGCGGAAAGCTGCCTGACAACGTCGTCGTAGCCTTCGCCAACACAGGCAAGGAACGTGAGGAAACGCTTCGCTTTGTCCATGAGTGCGGCAGCCGGTGGGATGTCAAAATCCACTGGGTAGAATGGCGCCGAGGCAAGCCGGGATATGAGGAAGTCGGATTCAACAGCGCCAGCCGCGACGGAGAGCCATTTGCTGATCTCATCGCATGGAAGCAACGCTTGCCGAACAGCTTCGAACGCTGGTGCACGGAATTTCTCAAGGTGAAACCAATGTTCGCGCTGATGCGGGAAACGATGGGCTTGTCCCCTGGCGAATTTCAAGAAACTATTGGTCTCCGCGATGACGAAGGAGTTCGCATCTTCAAAGGTTTAGAAGCGGCCGAACGACACGGCCGCCGTGTCGTTTACCCGCTCGCCAGCGCGAAGGTGAAAAAGCCAGACATCTGGAAATTCTGGCTTGGCGAGAACCGTGATCCAAAGCATCTCACCAACCCATTGCCGCAGGGCTTTGATCTCGGTCTCTATCCGTGGGAAGGAAACTGCACGCTTTGCTTCCAGAAGGGTAAGGGCATCCGCAAGCGGTACATCCGAGAAAACCCGTCTGAGCCAGCGTGGTGGATAGCCCAAGAGGTCAGTCAAAACGGATGGTTCGATAAGCGCGATCTCGTTTCCGAACTCGTTGCCCAAGTGCGGGCAAATCCCAGCTTTTTCGATGCCGACGACGACATGGAATACGACGTTGAATGCGGGCTTCACTGTGCATTGGAGGCAGCGGAATGATCAATTTCCCCAAACTCTATCTTGATCTGGACGGCGTCATGGCTGACTTCGACGCCCATTTCCCAGCAGTATTCGGGCTGGACCACAAATCACTTGCCGATGATGAAATGTGGCTGCAGATCAACGCTCACCCCTCCTACTTCCGCGATATGCCGCCATGCGAGGGCGCTAAGGCGTTCTTCGATGGCATCTCGTGGCTTGACCCGATCATTCTCACAGCCTGCCCACGGACGAACTATGCCAATGCAGCGCGACAGAAGTGGGCATGGGTGCGGGAGCATCTATCCACCACATGCATGATCCTCCCGGTCATGGGCGGCTACAACAAGCCGCTGTTCATGCATGCGCCGGGAGACATCCTCGTTGATGATTTCGAGCGCAATACGAAGTGCTGGGAGAAAGAGGGCGGAGTTGCGATCCTGCATCGTGACTTTGCCACGACGCGCGCGGAATTGGACCGTTGCCTCCGGCCGCAGTTCGACGCCGCAGAAGCGAGGGCCGAAGCATGACCATTCCGTTCGATTTGGACTACGATATCTACTCCCTGTCGCTCAATCTGAGCCATGCCAAGAAAGGCTCCCGCACGTTCGACAAGCTGATCGCCAAGGTATTCGGTCGATCGACGACCGAGCCGTGGTCAACGCGGTTTGAAAAGGCCGCTGATCTCTTCAAGGAGGAATTCGGAACCCAAGGCTGGTCGCGGGAATGCCTGTATAATTCCTGCAACGGCATCAGCTGGCACGTTCGTAATGACGAGACAGGAGAATGGTTTCCGGGCCATGGCGATACGGATGCGCTGGCATTGTGCGTGGCCATCGTCAAAGCGAAGCGTGGGGAGACGGAAGAATGAAGCCCACCAAATCCGTATTTACCAACGAAGCTGCGCTCTGCCAGCAATTCATCTCTAAACTGCCAGAGGGTTGGACTGCCTATCCTGAAACTGCAGGCTTCGATATCTTGCTTATTCGCAATGCAGATGGTGCCCAAGTCGGCATCGAGGCCAAGCTTACGCTCAATGCAAAGGTGGTGCTGCAGTCTCTTGGCTACGAAGACTATTACAGCTTTGATGGTCCAGATTTCCGGGCAACATTGGTCCCGAGCGGAACTGCTGGTGGTGAACTCAAACAGATCGCCAGAAGGCTCGGTATCGTCACCATCGAAGTGATGAGCGATGAAGTCCACGGAGCTTCAATGACTGCGATTTATGGTGGTCGCGTCTATCTGAAATCCCAGCCTCAACCATTTTTCAGCCCCGATCTGCCCGCGATCGTTTCACCATGGGGAGATGTCTGGCTAGACCATTGCCCGCCCAGGCGCTGCAAACTGCCAGAATATGTTCCCGATGTCGGCGCCGGCCATTCCGCGCCCATCCAACTTTCCGACTGGAAAATCAGGGCCATTAAGATTTGCGTCATCCTTGAACGTCGCGGCTATGTCACCATGGAGGATTTCAAGCATCTCCAAATCAACCGTCAGCGTTGGATTGAGATGAGGTGGCTGTCTCTCACCGAGACCAGGGGCAAGTATGTCGCCGGAGCTAGGCCAATCGATCTTAGGGCGCAACATCCCGTCAACTATGAGCAGATCGCGGCCGACTTCGACAAGTGGGCTCCAAAGGACACGCCGTTGTTCCGGGAAAAGCAGGAGGCGTTGCTATGAACACCCCCGCTTATCAAATCGGCCCCATAGAGGCCAAGGCAATCGCGGATGCCATAGCGTGCCGTAAAAGGCTTATGGCAGCCAAGCCGCCAGCGCCGCGCCTCATGCTGGTCAAGCCCGCCGAACCCGCTACAGAAGCCCCACAGCGGCTGCCAGTGGCGTTCGACCATCATGTGCTTGCCTACAGGGCTCAAACATCCGGCATCGCCTACGTGCTCTATGAATGCCGAGAGCGCGGCCTGACGCTCGATGACCTGCGCCGGTCGAACCGAAGCCACGAAATGGTGATGTTGCGGGGAGAAATCGCCCACAACTTGTCAATCCGTTTCGGCTGGAGCTATCCGCAGATCGCACGACATCTCAATCGCGACCACTCATCAATTATCGGATGTGAGGCGACGTACTGCTCGATCAACCATATAGCAACGCGGACAAAGCAGCCTCGCCGCGTCGTCACACCTGAGCAGATGGAAGAGATCAAGCGCCGGATAACTGCTGGCGAAGGTCTGTCAACAGTCGCTAGGTCGTTGGGCCACTGCGTTTCCACCATCGTGCGCCGATCGATCGAGAGCGGCTGGTATGTCGTCAATCACCGGCCCGGCAAGAAGAAGATGCCATTGCCCCTCGACAAGATCGAGCAGGATTACAACGCCGGCATGGCGTTCAGGGCTATCGCCGCCAAATACCGCGTCAGCACTCGGACGATCAGCCGGGCCGTTGCTGACCATGGGTGGGCGCGGAAGGCGGAAGCGAAGAGGGCATGGCAATGACCGATCGCATCACCTGCTGCGTCCCCTTCTGCCATCATACCCGTGGTGATCGTAAAGGCGATCCGATCCTTGGAATGCGGGAATGGCTTTGCGCAGAGCATTGGCGGCTCGTCTCAGGCACGCTGAAAGCCAGACGGGCGAAGTTCCGACGCATGTACAAGCGCACGAGCGACATCATCCGCAAGGTTCGGATATGCAAGGCAGATGAGCGCGCTTGGGAGGCTTGCAAGCGCCAGGCAATCGAAAGGGCGGCTGGGATATGACAGACATCGCCGAAATGCTCCAGAAAATCCCGCCGCACCGCATGGAGTGGCGCGCTCGGCTGATTGACTTCCTTCTGCCTCGCCTCACAGGCACGGCGCAGGAAAAGGAACTGGTGCTGGATATGGTATTCGCCTCGCTTTCCGAAGCTCATAACGAAGGCATCAAGGATTGTTCCGATTTCGCTGGTGACTTGGCGGACAAGTTCACTGGCGATCGGCAGTTTGTTCTCAGGACAATACAAAAGCGGCTGCTTCAATTGCACGACCTGAACGCGGAAGGGCAGGGAACATGACTATCGCAGACCTCATCGAAAGACTGGAGAAGGCAACCGGGCCAGATAGGGAACTGGACCGCGAGATAGGCATCGCCATCGCTGGATGGCTACCGGGTCAATCCTCCACGATGATAACTCCGAATGGCCCAGTTTCATACGCTGGACTTATCTATGTCCCAAGCGACAAAACCCACTATGCGGACCATCCTGGCTCAATGTATCCGAGTTTCACGGAGAGCGTGGACACCGCCATAGGGCTTTGTGAACGAGTCCTCCCCGGCTGGATTTGGCGCGTAGCAACATGCTCTGTCTCTGACGATGCATGGGTAATTCCCGACTTCAATTGCCCAGTTCACGGGGAGCGTTTGAAGCGCGACTTGCCGGAGGTATGGGCGCAGCGCGATCCGTTGGAATTCCTTGGGACAGATATCGATCTCAGGCCATCGGGTAGGCCAGCGATAGCGCTGTGTATCTCGGTTTTGACAGCCGTGGAGCGGATCAACAAACTGAAGGCGAAGGGGCAAGGGATATGACCAGCGATGACAAAATCATCCGTGCCTATCTCCAAGCGGCACACCACCGCGGCGGCACCTTCTACATGGCCATGGGTATGATGGTGGGTAGGATCATCCTGCTTGAAGACCGGCTCACAAGGGCAGGGGTTAGTTTCGAGCCAGACATGGTGATCGCGAAGGCGGAGGTCGACGGCACATGATCAACACTGCCGAGGCGATGGCTATCTTGAAGGAGTTCGGAGTCGAGGTGATCCCGTCGAGCGGGCACAGTGCGCCTGGAAATACCAAAGCTCTTCGCAGCCTGCAAAGGATAGTCAATCATCGTGGCTACGATCATGCGCGGTTTCTGATCTTGACCTGGAAGGAATCAAACATCCGGAAGACAGTGCTAGATGCCCCAACCGCGTGGGCTCTCAGTGACACAATAAAGGCCATGGAGAAGAATTTCCCCGATATCCTAACCAACGACCCGGAACGATGGTTTCGCTTTGTTGACGGGCTGCCTATCGGATGGATGCAGGAATGGGCTAGGCCAGTCGATGACGTCAACCCTAGAAGGCATGTAATGTTTGGCCAGATTTGGGAGCGAGCTATTCGCATCTTTGGAGCAAAGCAGGGGGATTTACTGGATGACAGGAGACTGAGCGCATGACATCCTTCCTTCAAAAGCAAAAAGAAAAAACCGAGGCAGAGGAATGGGACTTCGGTGGTTTCCAGAGGCTAAGGCGCGGTTCGAAGGACAACGTCCTTCGGCGGGGTTTGGGGCGGCAGCCCCTCCTTAATTGAGATAGAGAAGGGAAATGCTGAAATACTGTTGGGTTCTACCACACGCGGCTATGGCATTGATGTTCTGTGTGATATCGATAATATCTCCAGAGATAACGAGATGCCGTACATGCCACGTAGACAAATTAGTCAGATCGACGCAAGGACTGGTGAAGTGTTGGATGGCGGCTTTGTCGCCTATGTAACTCCAAAGAGGTGCAACGGATTTGGGAGAGGTTGGATGGCATTGAGTCAGGAAGCATCTAGGATGCTGTCGCAACGCCGCAAGGAAATTGGCTTTGAGGCCTTTGCAGTCATGCACTTCTTGATAAGCACGGCTGAGTTCAATGGCCAGTTCAAGACGGTTAATCAGACACAGATTGCCAAGGAACTGGACATGCAAAAGAGCAACGTCTCGCGCGCAATCAAGCGGCTCTTAAACTTTGGTGTGCTTGTAGAAGGTCCACGAGAAGGATTGAACAAGGCATACGCAATATCGCCAGAGATAGCATGGAAGGGCGAAGCCAAAGAGCACATCATCGCCCTGCATGATTATCGCCGTTCACGAGAGGTGCCAGCATGACGTTCGAAGACATCCAAGCGCTATTCATCGCCGCCGCTGGCACGGATCGCAAACTCCCTGATACGGCGCGGCCAACACCACTAAGGGCGCAAGCATTGCCCTACTTCCACCTCGACGTGGAGAAGGCTGGCTGGATTCCCGCCGACTACATCAACGGGGAACCAATACCAGGCAAGACGATTAGGGAGCGGATCGCCATCAAGAGAGCCGTCAAGGATCAACTGGAGATCGGAGATCGAGGGCGGCTTGACGAGGAGGCGGATCGGTTCTGGGCCGGCGGCAGAGTAGCGCCACACGATGTTACGGAGTGGGAGCGCTGCAACGAACTTATCGTTCATGTCGAGGATACCAGCGAGCGCCGCTGTCTCTGGCATTGGGCGATCGCTAAATCAGGCGGGAGGCCATTCAATCATTGGTGCTTCGAGGATGAAGATATCCACCCTGAAACAGGGCGCCGACGCAAGAATAATGCAATCCGCAGCATCGTTTTGGCACAATCCTGCGTAAAGACGGCTTTTAAGCACGAAATCGACGTATCAACTCTGTTGCATCAACCCACCGAAATCATGCATATTGAGGCTAAGATTGCACAAGGCGTCACAGCATGGATGGCCGATAACAATCGCCCTCTCATCTGCGATTTCGACACCGGCCTGAAGAACTATCAGTGGGCCGAACGTCAGAATGAACTCCGCCGGCAACGCGAACGGAAACGCAAGCAAGAGGCGGCATAAGATACAATGACGTGCTGTCCGCGAAGCTCCAGCAGCCTGAGGGCCACAACGGACTTTCTTTACTGGTCCGAGCGCGACGAAATCCGCAAGGCGGTATTCGATCGCGATCCGCCGATCTGTGTTTGGTGTCATGCCCGGCTAGGCGATCACAGATCGGCGCGGTACTACCACATGGATCATATTGAGCCGCGATCCATCGGTGGCGCATATGATGAGGATAACCTCGTCATGTCCTGCAAGGACTGCAACACCGCTCGTGGGTCAATGTCTTTGCTGCAGTTCATGGCTAGCAGGTCGGCTCAGCAGGCAGCATAATTCGCCCGACAGGGCAACAAGAGTGCGGTTTCGACCAGACCACTTCCGGACATGCAAAGTAGCGTCTGCAGCGCGAAATGCAGGACCAAAAAGACAAGGCGACTGCCGGGAAAGTACGGCACAGTTTCGCGGGCAGATCGCAAGATCACCGAAAGGCCGGGTGACCGGTGCCCGCAACGAGAGCGGTCTGGATAAGTAGGGCACACTGCGGTTTATCCAGCGGGAGGCATCCCGGCCCACCATGCACGATGCGGCGGGGCAATGCCCTGTCTAGGTCACGACGCTGCAAGTTCCCTGACCTTAGCCTTAGCGGGCCGAAGTTGGAATCATAGGTACCAGCGCCGCATCACGTCTTCACATGGAGAAGAGCGATGGACAACCGTCAGCAAGCCGCCTACACAAAGCAAACGTCTCCGTATCCTGGCTACATCAACGTGACCCGCGAGGGTGACAACGTCACCATCAGCCTGCGCGGCGATGCTCGTGACAATGGCGAATGCGGCCCGCTCTCCACGTTGAAGCTGACTTGGAACGAGTGGCTCATGTTCATGGACGACATTAAGTACAGGCTATGACCGCCGCCGCCTTCCCCCACACCCGCCGTGCCCGGCTGATCTACTACCTGCGCAGCGGACTATCCTTCATGCTGCTGTCGTGGGCCATGTCAGTCGCCCCGGAGCGTGAGCGGTTCTCACTCGCTATGTCCGCAAGGGATCATGCCTACAGGACAATGGGGATGGATGTGAAATGAAGGGCAACCCAGATAGCGGCGACGAAGAGGAGTTCAGCATTGGGCAAGCTCTCCTATGCATTCCGCTCGGCATCGCCATCGCTGGCCTATTTATCCTTTTCGCATCATTCGCTCATGCCGCGGTGCATCCCGACACGGAAATGCCATCTGTAAGGCCAGAGACGGCCAAGGACGCTCAACAGCCAAAGCCTCGATGTGTGAGGCTTCGCACTGCGATCGTCACTGTACGCCTCGCTAATGGTGCAGTGCTGATAGCCCCTATGACTATTGCGGTGCCGTGCTGATGCCAAAACTCAGGGATTGGGAGAGAGATGGTATGCTTCGCGATTATGCAAAGGGTGTCCCACTGAGCGAGATCGCCGCGCGATACGAGGTGAGCAAATCTGCCCCGATCATGCTGGCAAAGAGCTATGGTGTCATCCGCGGCTCGTATGTTGATCCAGCGAAGATGAAGACGCCGGTCCCTGAATGTCCCGTTGCCGAAGTCCGCAGACTCGCCGCCAAGGGGCTATCCATCACCAGGATAGGTGCCCTGCTTCGGTGCCGCTATGCCGATGTGGCGAGAGTGCTGGCGTCGTGAATATGGCGGGATGGTTTGGGCCCTGGTTTTTTGGGAGGCCTAAACCAAAACCTCAAGAGACAGATTGAAAGGATATCGACATGGCCAAGAAAACCAAGCCGAAGCCGATGAAGCCGCGGCCGGGGTACTGAGATGATCGGCCGGCGCAAATTCCTCGCGACGACGGCGGTGATCGCGCCCAACTGTTCTTCTTCGCCGACCGGTACGATATCAAGGTGGCGACGGTGCATTAGGCGAATTCAACCAATCACTTATGGGAGTGAGAAATGGACGCTGATAAGCGCGCGTTTCTGAGGGGTATTATGGCGACCGCTGCGGTGGCTGCAACCACTCTTCCCGCCATTGCTGACACTGTGCCAACAATCTATGGCGACGGTCGTCGCGACGATACTGCTGGGCTGCAAGCACTACTAGATGGCAAGCCGTTTCGAATTGACGGAGAGGTTGTCACGGCCGCCGCCGATTGCATCATCTACGGTGATTTTCGCATCAGCGATACGCTGGAAATGGGCCGATCCAAAAGCAGCCTGCGTTATAAAAGCTTCGAATGGATAGGCAAGCAGACAAAGCCCAAGTCCAAGTCGGTTTACCCTCATAAATCAGTCACTGTGGGTCATTTCTACCACCCGTTGGCTGTTAAGGCCATGGCAATTACGCAATCTAATCAGCTATTTGAAGCGTTACGCGAGATGCGTTACGCGATACCTAGAGAACAAAACCCAAATCCATGAAGCCGCGACCCGGCGGCTACTGAACCAAGGAGTTCCGTCCATGCCCCTCAAAAAAGGCAGTGACCAGAAAACCATTTCGTCCAATATCAAGACGGAAGTCGCGGCCGGAAAGCCGCAGAAGCAGGCGGCGGCAATAGCCTACGCCGTCGCGGGCAGAAAGGCATCTAATACATGACGCCGCAGTATATGGCCGGGTTCTTTGACGGCGAGGGATGTGTTGGGTTTTGCCGAGTCAGGCAGTCTATTTATCCAAGGGTTTTGGTTACCAACACGAACCTGGAGATTTTGGAAGAGTTTCGAAGCCAATTTGGTGGCGGTGTCTGGCCTCTTTCCAAAAGAAAGGCTGGGTGGAAACAGGGATACAGCTGGCGAATATCATGGTCATCGGCGGTAAAGTTTTTGGCCGTTATTCAACCGTATGTTCACCTCAAATGTCGTCAAGTTGAGACGGTTTTTGCGTGGGACGCAATCAGGCTTGGGAGAGGAAAGCCGAGCGCTAGCCGTCGTGAAGAGTACGACGATGCTGTAAGCTTTCTGATCGAAAGGATGACTTGGCTTAATAAGCGCGGTCCCATAGAGGGAATAGATCCGGCAGAAGAAATTGCGGCCATCGCAATGTCGGAGGCTCGCAAGAGCAAGTCCTGATCATGCCAGCCCTCAAGGACCCAAAGCACGAGGCATTCGCCCAGCAGCTTGCGAGAGGGCTGAACCAGACCGACGCCTACACTGCCGCTGGCTACAAGGCGAAACTGGCGAGCGCCAAAGTCAATGCTTCACGGCTGCTAACCAATGCTAATATTCAGGCCAGAGTGTCTGAATTACAGGCAAAAGGTGCTGAAAAAGCAATAGCTTCCGTCTCTTTCGAGGCGAAAGATATCTTCCAGCGGATGGAGGATTTGATCAAGCGGGCGGCAGAGGCTGGCGACTATAAGGCTGCGATGGACGGCATGAAGTTCGTGGCCCGCTGCTTCGGCTACGAGGACTCGCCGACGCTCACCCACGAGCACGTCAAGGGCCAGGCAATTCAGGCTCCAGACCGCAAGCCGGATGAGAACGAAGGCGAAAAGCGTGAAGAACTCAGGGATTCCGTCGTCAAGAACTTTGCTGAGGAGCTGAAGAAGCTGAGGCGGCGGACGGGCTGAGTTTCAGGGCTTTGTCATTGGAGGCGGGGATGCTGTTCCTTTTTCTCGGCCTGGTGGTGGCAAAACCCCTTTGTGATCAATCGCTTCGATCTCTCCGAAACCAAGTTCTGCGCCTACTATTTCTGCCGCAGGAAAAATTTCTTCCTTACGAATATCAAACCATTCGCCCTTGATCCGCTTTGATTTGAAATGACGGTGCAGAGCAGATTCGATTATCCACGCGCCGCCATCAACAACCACAATGTATTCAACACATTCAAGGCTGAACGGTAGAGGCTTCTCCAACTGCGATATTCTCGCAGCAATATCGTATGTCCAGCCGATTTTGATTGGCTCATCATCGCGTCCCGTGCGGGTAAGAAAATACACATATTCCGTCATTTGTAAGGTTCCATTCTATGGAGCAGGGCGCGGCACGCAAGGTCTGTGCGGCGATCAGTTCCGCGCTTTTTCATATCGACAATGGCATTGGCAGAGACACCGAGAAAGCGGGCGCAGTCTGCATCGGACTTGGCGAGGCCGGCGGATTTCATCTCTGCGAGCCATCGCAGGAAAGCATCAGGCGACATATCGAATCCTTGTATGGTTTTGACAAGCTGGAATATACAAGCTGGCTGTATTTCATACAAGTAGAATGGATAGAAATATCAATGAGGCGAAGCCGAAAGGCAGAAAGAGGCGAAGATGGCAAACTACGAACATTGGGATGGCGGAGTTGATAATTCCGTGGACAGGATGCAAAAACTGATCGAGCACAGATGTGCCGAGGTTGAGAAACGGCTCACTGATCGCGTCATTGATCTTGCCCAGCAAGCGGCAGCATCGGCGCAGGATGTCCGCATGGCGTGCATGTCGCTTGTGTGTGAAGGCGCGAACCTTTTTGCTGCTCATGCGGCTGAGGACGCAGTGACCGCCGCTGACAAACTTGCTTCCTTCGTCCTGAACGGCAAGGCGAAGCCGGAGGAGAAGTCCAATGGCTGAGGAGGTCAAAGAGAATGCAGCGATCCGCATTCTGAAACGCCGCAGGGAAGAATGCAGCCGCAGTCTCGATATGGCTGAGGCTGCGGTGCTTTCGGCCCATAGCCGGGCTGGCGAAGCCATAGAGAACGTTGCTGGATGGCGGCGCGAACTATCTGAGATCGACGCCGCGTTGGCTGCTCTTGAGGCGGGAGGCGGCGATGGCTGATCAAACATCGAAGCCGCTTGAGCGCTTCACCGCCCGGCGCACGCGAAACGGCGGATGGATCATTGGCGAGGATGGCAGCGACCGCGGCATGATGTACCCGGAACATGCTTTCTCTACCGCAGCCGATATGCTGGCGGCACTGCCTGGGCTGATCGGTGCTGTTCCTGACAACGAGGCCGCAATGATCGCCAGATTGGATGCCGAGCGGCAAATACTGGGGATGGGTAGTTTGGGCGGGCCGATTTCTGGTTCCGGGACTGACCGTCTCGTTCCTCGGGGAGTGTGAGGCGATGGACGCTGAGGCCATTATCCGGCGCATGGTCGCCGAAAACTTCGACGCTGAACGGGCATACGAGCGACTGTGCCGTGATGGCCAATTCACTACCACCTCCACCATCGAAGACGGCAAAGTCAAAACCGACTTCGTTGATCTTTGGGAACTCTACGAGGTCGAGCCGAGAGAAGATGATGAGCATGGCGGCGTTCGCGTCATCTCGGAATATTTATGGCCAATGGTATTGAGTAGGCGGGCGCATCCAAGCGCCGCGACAAGTCCCATCTGTCGCCGACAAAATCTTGCATTCAATCCAACTGGAGAATTTGAGCCATGGCCTTTTCAGGTGTTCATGCCATCTGCGGCTTTGTCGGCGGCGACGGCTTTTCCAAATCGCCATCTCTGTCCACTACCATGCCAGTGATCTGCAAGCCGGTGTGGTCTGAAGCCCCAAGCACAGGTGTTACCAGCACCAATGTAGCGCCAGCTGGCAGCAGCAACGGGGCGGCTTGTCGAACCGGCCAGCCGATGATGCGCTTTCGGGCGTCGGCGGATTCATGGGTATCTGTCGGCACAACGCCGGACGCTACCTCGGGAACGCGGTTCCTTGTGCCGTCTGACACCGACTACGACGTCTATGTGGAAGCCGGCGACAAATTCCAGTGGATCGCGGCATAATGCATGCTGTCCCGTTACAAAGGAGATCGCTACAGGGCCGCTGCAAACCCTGAACTGGTAGCATTTGTCGAATCCGACGAACTGCACTCACTCGACTACGACAGCGCCTGTGATTTCTACGCTATGGTCGCAGAGACGGCCACTGAAGCGGATCTGGCTTATCTGGGATGCGTGGATAGGTATTTCCTATTCACCGCGATCCTGGGCCGCCATGACGGGTTTCATCCGTGGCTCTATGATCGCTGCAGGGAGGTGGAGTTAGAGCCGGATGGATTCCTTGACCTATGGTCGCGTGACCACCGTAAAAGCTCGTTGATCACGTTCTCTGGCTGCATTCAGGAAATCCTTAGCGATCCTGACATAACCATTGGCATCTTCTCGCACACGCAAAAGATTGCCAAGGAGTTTGTGAAATGGATCAGGCGAGAGTTCGAGGCGAACAGCAAACTGCGGCGTCTTTACCCGGATGTGTGCTGGCTCAAGCCTGCAAGCGAAGCTCCGGTTTGGACTGAGAACGCTTTTACGGTTCGTCGCCGTGGAAATCCGAAAGAGGCAACCTTGGAAGGATGGGGACTTGTCGATGGCCAGCCCACTGGCAAGCACTTCCGCCTCATGGTCTATGACGATGTCGTGACCAAGGACAACGTGACGAATGCGGACCAGATCAAGAAGACGACGGAGTCGTGGGAACTCTCGGATAATCTCGGCGCCGACGATGCCCGCAAGTGGCACATTGGTACAAGATATTCTTTCGCGGACTCCTACGCTGAGATCATCAATAAAGGCGTTGTGACGGTTCGGAAATACCCGGCCACGGACAACGGCAGGATTGATGGTAAGCCCGTCTTCCTTGATCCTGAGGTGTGGGAGAAGAAGAAGAAGGCCCAGACATCCACCCTCGCCGCACAGATGCTCCAGAACCCGCTATCTGGCAAAGAGCGGACCTTCGAGCCAACATGGTTCAAGCGCTGGGAAGTCCGGCCGGCGGCGGTAAACGTCTACATTATGGCCGATCCATCGCGGGGCAGGACAGCAACATCAGACCGGACAGCAATGCCAGTCCTCGCCATCGATACCAAGGGCAAGAAATATCTGGTCGACGGCTTCTGTCACAGGATGACGCTCTCCCAGCGGTGGGATAACCTGAAGCACTTGCATAAGAAGTGGGCCGCGATGCCCGGAGTTGGCATTCTGAAAGTGGGATACGAGCGCTTCGGGCAGCAATCCGATGATGAGTACTTCACCGAGCGGATGCGCAACGACAACTATTTCTTCAACATCGAGGAACTGGCGTGGCCTCGCGAAGGCGGGGCGTCGAAAGAGCACCGCGTCGAGCGGCTGCAGCCTGACGTCCAGTTCGGAACGTTCTATTTCCCCGCATTTGTCCATGTACAGGGGCAAGGCGACTGCCAATGGTCAGTGGACGAAGATCAGCAGATCATGCGCTATGAGCCGCTACGGGGCGAAACAGCGATCGTCAGACGCATGAAGGAACGAGGGCAGGGGTATCTTGCCGCCGCTCCTATCAAACGGAAGAACGAAGCTGGCGAGATATACGATCTCACCCGTGAGCTTATCGATGAAATGATGTTCTTCCCGTTCGCGCAGCATGACGACCTAGTCGATGCCGTGAGCCGGATTTACGACATGGAGCCGATGGCGGCTGCTGTGATCGAGGTGTTGCCAGAGGAAAAGATACCTGAAGATGCGTGAGGCGAAAGGAAACTTGAGGTGGGGAGTGACATGCTATGACTGACATCATTGACCTCCAGCATGAGCGCGCTGCACGCGATCAGCCCGACGCAGATTGCGTCCGCAAGGATGATTACGGCCGACCGCTCTATCTATTTGCGCTCGAATACAAGATGGACGGCCACACCTGGTCAAATGATGTCTGGGCCTACTCGTGGGAAGACGCTGAGAACCGCGTTGCGGCTATGCGCAGCACCCTTGAGGTTCGCGGGCAGTTGATGGGGTTTGTGCCAGCATGAGCAACCGCGCACGGATGCCGAACGTCATAAAGCTCCCAAGCCGTTTTCAGATTGGTCAGAACGTCCGCGTGGGGCGCCGTCGTGGATCTGCGCGCCATGGCTGACAGGATTGAGCGAGGCGAGATCGATGCGCAATCGGCGTTGTTCATTGTTCCTCAAGACAGTGACTGGCCATGCATTTACGGATGGGGCGAGCATCTCGGTGACTACGGCAACATCGCCGTTCTCGATTTAGCGAAGACGTGGTTTATCCACAATCTGGTGGGGAAGGCTTGAATGGCTAAATACAAAATTGCCATCAACGCGAAAACTGGCGAGCCATTTTATAAAGACAGAGCCCGCACAAGGCCGTTCTATGTGCGGACTGATCTGATCAAGTCCATGGAACCTATCGATTGCAGAAGCGAGGTTGGCATAACCATCGGATTGATCGACGGTATTATTTCTGCCGCCCGCATCCTCGCCCGCAGAGATTTGACCGATCCAAATATCGTTGAGGCGCTCAAAGATATTCGTGCGGATGAGGATGTTCATCGCATCGTCGGGTCCGCCAAGGAATAAAGCCCATGGCCCGCCTGGTCGAACGCTCCTACCTCTCTCTTCTGCTAGAGGCGGACCCGGATTATTACACGACCAGCCGCAACACCAATCTGGCTGAGTATCGCTTCTCCAATGGTCGGGAATTCCTCGGGCATAACATCTACGAGAACTACAAGCCCTTTCTATACGGCGTCGAATATCTGGGTGTCCCCGTTTTCTACAACGGCGAGATCGTCACCTATCAGACCACCGAACTCTACGATGAGTTCTTCGACAATCCATACACGCAATGGGTCACGGATGACGACGGCAACTATGTCGTTGATCTCTATGGCCGGTATGTGACCGGGAATTAAGGCTGACCATGTTCAAACTGAACTACGAGTGCGGCGATGATGGCGGCAACGAATACGGCCGCATGGAAGTCGAGACGGCCAAATGGGCGGGCGAGATGTTGCACCGCCATTACCCCGGCTATCCGTGGTTTGTCGAAGTCCGCGGCGACAAGTACAACGCCGTGATCCAGTTGCAGATCAGAGGCATCATGCCGCCTGACCGCTGGTATGTGGTGAAGTTCCGCGATGTCCTGACCGATCCCGGCGGCAGGAGAACCATCCTCAAAGGCGCTGGAGAGCTTCTGGAGCGCTACAACATCCCCCGCTCCGGCTTCACTACCGACCACTGGCGCGCCGCGCTGGAGCGCTTCCCCATCGGTAACGGACGAGGTCACCTTGAACCCCTCAAATAACCGCGTTCCAGGCGAGGATTTCACACGCCAGAGCGACAGCACGCCCACCGATGACAAGCAGTGGATCGACCTGTTCAAGAACGCGAAGAAGTCGGCCGAGGATCACCAGACTTCAAAACTGCAGGCGGCATGGTCGCGGAACTATCGGGCATTTGCAAACCGGCATTTCAACGGCTCGAAATATGATACCTATCGCTACCGCTCGCGCTCGAAACTGTTCAAGCCCAAGACCAGGGCAGCTGTGCGCAAGAACGATGCCACCGCAGCGGCTTCCATGTTCTCGACAGAGGATGTGGTGTCCATCACGCCAGAGCGCGCCAGCGACAAGCTGCAGATGTCCATGGCGAGGTTCCTGCACGAGGACCTGAACTATCGCCTTGACCGATCCAACAAATGGGCCGGCCCGAATTGGTTCCTCACCGCCATCGGCGCAAGGCAGGATACTCAACTCACCGGCATATGCGTTTCAAAGCAATACTGGGAGTACGAAGAGCGCGTCGTCTCTACCTATGTCGATGTTCAGACACAGACCATGGCGCTTGACGAAACCGGCATGCCGATCATCGACATGGCCACTGGCCAGCCGGTGATGACGACAAGTGTTGAACAGGGTATTCAGGATACGGTCGACATCGTCCGCGATCGGCCGATGATCACGCTCATTCCACCAGAACATGCTCTGATCGACAGAACAGGCGACTGGCGCGATCCGATCCAAGAGGGCGGGTTTTTTATCGCCGCCATGCCAGCGCGCATTGACGATGTTGAATACATCGTTGCGCAGCAGGCGACCCGCAACGTCATGGGTGGTGGGAAGTGGCGGGACGACATCGATCTTGCCAAGCTTCGCCAGGCCAAGGCGCAGAAGCAGGACAATGCTGCATCTGTCAGGCGTGCCCGTGGCGATGGCATCGATCCCTATGACAGCGCGTTTCAAGGTAAGGACAACGAAACCGTCTGGCTGTATGAAGTCTTCTACCGCAAGGACGGCGAGGACTGGCATTTCTGGATGTTGGGCGACAACATCCTCTTGAGCGATCCGCGACCAACGATCGAGAGTTATCCAGAGCAGTTCGGCGACAGGCCATATGTCCGCGGTCTCGGCGCCCTTGAGGCCCACAAGACGCACCCCATGGCGCCGGTCGAAAGCTGGCAGCCGCTGCAAATGGAGATCAACGACACCACCAATCTTGCACTTGATGCGATGAAGATGTCGATCTCGCCCATTACCAAGATCCTGAAAGGTAGGGGCGTCGATCTCAAGCAGGTCCAGAACCGCGGCCCGGATGCGGCAATCCTCGTACAGTCCATGGATGATGTCGCCTTCGACCGGGCGCCATCACCTGATGGCAACTCGCAGATGGCCGTCAACATCATGTCAAACGACATGGACGAGCTTGCTGGCGTCTTTGCTCAAGGCTCTGTCCAATCCAATCGAATGCTCAATGAGACCGTCGGCGGGATGCAGCTGCTTTCCGCCTCTGCCGGCGCTCTGACGGAATTCGATCTCAGGGTTTGGGTTGAGACCTGGGTTGAGCCCGTGCTTTCCCAGGTCGTCAAACTCATCAAACATTACGAATCCGATGAAGTGGTGATCTCCGTTGCTGGCGACCGCGCCGGACTGATCGAAAATCTGGTAGCGGGCCAAGGCAGCAGCAAGAAGCCGCTCGACCCGCAGGGGCAGCAGCAGGACGCCGAAGAGGCGCAGAACCCGTTTGAACCGCCGATCACGATCCACGACGCCCTGAGCAATCTCGACAAGGCCCAAGTCGCGGTCAAGGTCAATGTCGGCATCGGTGCGCTCGACACTACACAGCGCATGCAGAAATTCATGGGCGGCGTCAATATCACCAAGGACTTGGCCCCGCTGCTTCAGGAGCAGGGCATCCAGCCCAATGGCGCAGCCCTCCTGCAGGAAGCATGGGGCCTCTGCGGCTATAAGGATGGTGACAGGTTCTTTACCGTTGCACCGCCGAAGCAGGACGATGGCACGCCACCTGAAGCAGCCCAGTTGGAGATGCTCAAGCAGAAGGGCACCATGAGCAAGGCCCAGCTTGACGCCGATACGAAACTGCAGATCGAGCATATCAAGGCCGACGTCGAAGCGCAGAAGCTTTCTCTGCAAGAGCGTGAATTCGCCTATCAGCAGATGATCACGCAAATGAGCATTAACCAGCAACAGCAGACACAGAACCTGGACTACATCATGCGACTGCTGGAGAGCGTCGTGCCAGGACATCCGGCCCCTCCGCGGCAGATTGTGCAGCAGCCTTTACAGACTGCGCAGGTTACACAGTTCCCGCAGGCGCGATAGCGATCCACGACAAACTGAGGCGATATGACAGACCTTGAAGAACTGATGGACGACGAGGTTGCTCGCATCCTCGCGATAGACGCCGGCTTGCAAATTCAACAGCTTCTCCAACGGGGCGCTGCGTTCGAAACCCTGCTTATCCATGCGCGGGATGAGGCGCTCGCTGCGATGGACGAGTTGATCCACAGCAAGTTCGATACCCTCGAAGACGTCGCGCAGAAACAGTGGGAGGTCACCCGCTATCACGCGCTTGTCGGATGGATACAGGCCATCCTTGAGAACGGAGCAGCAGCCATGGATGGCGCTTCCGAAGAGGAAGGCACATGGCTGCAATCAATGATCAGAGGCGAACCGGAAGAAAGGGATTCCTAACATGGCCGGCGAAAATCAAAACATGGCGGCGGAAGATGATGTCCGCGATCTCATCCCGACCGCCGATAATGTCGAAGTTGTCGAAACCCGGCAACGCGAGGCTGAACCAGCCCCGACCGCAGTTCAGGAAGAACCGAAGAAGCCCCGCGAGGGCGGCAAGTATGACGACAAGCGCGCATCGATTGTCGAAAAGCTGAAATCGCAGCGCAGTGGGCAGGATGTGCCGCTGAAGACCGTCGCTGAAGAGGCGCAGCAAAGCCGCCCCGCACCACAGCAGGCGGAAGTGCGCGAAGAGCGCACCCCGCAGCCAGTGGAACAGGCCGCTCCTGTAGTGGTCAAGACCGAAGACATTCCGGCGCCAGTGCGCCATAAGCTCAAAGTCAACGGCCGCGAGGTCGAAGTTGACGATGCACAGTTCACAGCGCTTGCCCAGAAGGCCCTTGCCTCCGAGAGCATTCTCGAAGATGCCAAGATTCTGAAGATACAGGCGCAACAGAGATTGACTGAACTTGATCGGTTAATGGCCAACCAAAGCCACAATGATCAGCCTCAGTCGAAACCAGCGAATGCCCCGGCAGAGGATACCAAACCGGCCACGGATGCAGAGTTGGACGAGATCATCGATCGTATCCAGACAGGTGATCTCAAAGAAGGCGTGGAAGCCCTCAAGAAGTTCGGAAAACAGGTTACGGACCAAGTGCTGGAAACAGTCAGGTCCAATCTCGGAGACGTCGATGCGCGTATGGCTGCTACCATACAGCATGCGCAGGAAACCGCTCGTATCCAAGCCGAAACTCAGAAGGTGCTTGACGACTTCGTTTCCGAAAACCCTGATTTCTCTCAATCGCAGCGCCGGCTGGAAGTCTTGCTCGACTCCACCGTCGAAGTGATGCGAGACAACCTCTATGCGATCGGCGTCAGGCCGGAAGTTCTTCAGAATTTCGCGCAGACCCACGGCCTTGCCCCACAGGCGGCCATCGGTTTTGCCTATCGCAAACTGCGTACGGAAGGGCAGCCTCTGGCTGATCCATCCGCCGTCATGAAGACGGCAGTAAAGAACGTCAGGGAAGCTTTCGGAATGCCGGAACCGCAACGTGGAGAGGCAAAGCCCGATCCCGCTCCGGCTTCAGCAGACAACTCAAACTTCGTGGCCGAGCGCATCGAAAGAAAGCAGGCCATGGCTCCCCAACCCAGACGGGCTAACATCTCCCCCGGAAATGACAGCGCACAGCCCGCCAATACCGAAGACGCTACCAATCAAAAGTATCGTCAGGTGGTGGCGCAAATGCGCGCATCGAGAAAGGGCAGGTAACCCGTCATCCTCTGAAAGGACGATGACATGGCCGGACAACTTTGGTCAGTCAACACCCAGGGCGGTTATCTCTATTCCGATAACCTCTCTGACCACCTCCGCTTCGAACTGCAGCCGCGGACCAAGCTCCGCAATCTCGCCGACGCCTCCGACAAGGCAATCGGCCTGCACAAGGGCAACACCTTCCGCTGGGATCGGTTCTCCAAGCTCAACAAGCGCGGCGGCCCGATCGATGAGCAGCAGAGCATGCCGGAAACAAACTTCACCATCGGCCAGGCAAGCCTGACCATCGGTGAATTCGGTTATAGATTAGCCGCTTGATTTGGATTGGTAGTACCTTCGAAAGGTAACCGCCTTCGTGCCATATGTATCTGTGGCGCGATGGCACTTTATGCAAAGCGTTCTCAGATTGCTCGGATTCATCCCCAAAGATGGCTCCGAGGAAGTTGGGAGAATATGATCAACGTGCAGAATTATGCGAGACCCACGCCCTTCGTGGTTACGGTCCCCGCATAGTTGGCAGGTGTAGTTATCGCGTTTTAGAATTTCGAGGCGCAGCTGGCGATATTCGCTGGTGTCTCGGAACCCTCTGACGCCGCCACACCAATTGCCGTGATCCTTTCCAGTCGGGAAATCCCTAGAATACTCCTTCTTGGTTTTTCCTCTATTCCAAGCTACCTGACCTTTCTTTGACCGAAGCCATTTGGTTCGAAGAACTGGGTCAGAGGCAAGCCTCTCATTGACGTGTGACCAGTCGCAATAGGCTTCATGGCCTTTGCGAAATCCCATGCGTTCAAGCGATGGATGGTCTCCTTTCTTCATCCCTCTGTTCCAGCCCGCAACGGTTTGGGTCTTTCGGGTTTTGGGATGGTGACCAACCTTATATTCGCCAATGATCAGGCCGCCGCCTTCAGACCTTGGACGATACACTGGGAATGGATAGAACGTTTCACCGCATCCGCATTTGCAGATAACAGCGGTTCGTTCTCTTTGCGCTTTGCTTACGCCCAAGTTAGTTCCTTTCGATGAGTAAATTCCGAATCTAGAAAACGGGGTGAATTGCTGGAAAGCCCAACCGCTGAGAGGCGAGGGTAATCAGCAGCCAAGCCGCATATGTAAGCCGAAAGGCCTAGGGATGCGGAAGGTTCAACGACTAGGCTTTGACGAAAGAATAAGAAGCCCACGAGCGCCCTGCGCCACACCATTGGCGATGATATAGTCTGAGCTACCGCGAAATCGGTAGAAGCGAGAGTTTAAACTACACTCGCGATAACACAAACTGAATTCTGTACCGTACACCGGACTCCTCGAGAACCTCGGGGAAATCGATGTCAAGGACATCATCGACCAGACCCTCCGCGACGACGCACGTCAAACGCTGGATCGTCTCGTCGGTTACCAGATGTTCCAGACGCCGCTTCGTGTGGCGCCGACATCCGGCACATCGACAACCGCTGTCACGTTGACCACCAACAGCGCGACCGCAACCACCAACAACGTCGAACTCGGCACTGGCCACATCAAGGCCATTTCCGATATCATGAAAGATCGTAACGTGCCCGCGTATGATGGGGACGACTACGTTGCGGTCACTCATGCCACGACGATGCGCACTTTCAAGAACAGCCTGGAGACCATTCACCAGTACAGCGAGACTGGTATCCAGCTGATCTTCAAGGGCGAAGTAGGCCGCTACGAATCGATCCGCTGGATCGAGCAGAACGAAATCCCGAAGGGTCACGCCAATGACGCGGCGTTCAACCTGACCTCCGGTTCCGCCAACTACGTCTATGACGCCGTTGCCGACGACTGGAACAACGGGAAGTCCTCTTGGGCTCTGTTCATGGGCTCGGACACCGTTCTGGAAGCGCCGGCCATCCCTGAGGAAATCCGCGCAAAGTTGCCCGGCGACTACGGTCGCGACAAGGGCATCGCTTGGTTGAACTGAAGAGGTATAGCCAAGCCTAAACTCCGTGAACTGACTGGAAACCCCTGAGAGCACAGAACGCCACAGCGTAGCTTGGAAAGGCAAGCGCGATGGCTTGAAAAGTTCTGTGATTGGGCAATCAGCAGCCAAGCCCCGAGAACCGGGGAAGGTTCAACGACTAACATGTAGGGCCAAGCGGCCCGAAGTGCGGAGCGCCCCTTACCCAAGGGGACGAAGATATAGTCTCGTCCCATAGGAAACTATGGGCAGCAATTGCCAGATGCGTTTGGCAAGAGCGGCACGGTTTTAGCGAAACCGTGTGAAGATTTCCGATTACCTCGGCGGTGCCGGCCTGACCCACCAGGACGCCACCAACGCGCGTGTCATTTTGTGGGACAGTGCTGCCTGATCCGGCGGGGCGGGTTAGCGCCCGCCCTTTCCATTTCTTCAAATCGAAAGGACATTGGAAATGTCTTATTCCAATCCGAACCGCCGGACCTACAGCTTTTCGGCCATTGACTTCGGGACATCTGGCTCCCGTTTCATCATTGGCCCGAAGGGCAAGACTGGCCATCTCGTGGAAATCCACGCATCGGTTACCACGACCTTCACCGCCACGACAACGGCAGGCCGCATCGATGTCGGCAATTCCACATCCGCAACAGCTTATCAGCAGTTGTCGATGGGAACGACAGCGGCCGGCGTGGCAATCTCGACCAACGATGGTGTGTCCACTGTGACCACGACGCTGCTCGATATTCCGGCCGATACTCAGGTCAAGATCTCCTCGACTGCGCCCACTGGCGGCACTCCCGCTGGCGTTGCGACGTTCCAGGTGACCATCGACTGGGCCGACTAAGCCCCTGCCGTTCGCTCACGGGCGGGCGGCCATCATCAAAGGAGAATGCGATGTCAGAAGACAAACGCAGATATGTCTCCCGTCATCCCCGCAACACGGAAAAGCCGATTGCGCCGACCGGCGGGAAGAATGCAGCCGCAGACGGATACACCATCCGTCATCGTGAAACCTTCGATCGTAAGTGTGACGGTGAACTCTGGAACAAGAGCACGGACGTGTCTCCGGGACTCAAGGACGACACCGACATTCTCTACGATTCTTACTTGATGGATTGAACATCATGGACAACACCACTGTGAAAATGCCCGCAGCCAACGGCAAGATGATCTACAAGTCCACCGCCGTTGACACTTCCGACTACCAGGTCAAGGGCACCGACGCCGGCACGCAGCTCAAGAACCAGGGCTTCGGCGGCGGCCGTGACAACCTCAGCCATTCCATCACTTCCGGCACCGTGCCGGGCGGCAAGTGAGGGTCTGACCATGGCTGATCCGCGACTGGACATGAGCCGGCCTTACGGCACGATCTATCCGCCGCTTGAAGACGGTTCCCGTTTCGAACAGGACGGGTGCGTATTCGGGCATGACGGCAGGTTCATCAAAGGTCCGGCGCGGGCATCAGGGGCGGCGAAATCCGCCCCCAAGCCCCCCGTCGAACAAATCGAACCGCAACCCGACGAAGCTGTTGACCTCGTTGCCTGGGCGAAGGGCAGGAACTACCCGTTCTTCAAGGTCAAAGAGGCGATGAAGCAGGCAATGCCGAACGCTGACGTCTCCAACGCCAAGACCATTCTTGCTGCGCTGATCGATGGCGCAATCGTCGGCGCCGATGAGGTCGGCCGCTGATGGATTACGATACGCTTGTCGGGGAAAAGACCGTCGTAGGATCCATTAAGTACCAAATAAACTACGACCGTATCGACTCCGCCGGCGTCCTGACAGAAGCGCAGGCGTGGATTTATTCCAAGCTTCGCGTCAGGCAAATGCAGACCTCGGCAAGCGTGACGATCGCGCAAGGGGCGTCAACCGCCTCTTTCCCGACAGGCTATCTCGATCCGCTCCATTTTGGCATCCCCGGCTTCATCTCAAGGATCAGGCGCAAGGATGTCGAGTGGTTCAGGACCAATCTTGGCTTCGATGAAACGGCAACTCTTCCCGAAGGGCTGCCCACCTATTGGACGGACTATAACGATCTGATCCAACTGAACACCGTGGCGGACCAAGCCTATACGGCTTCAATGGTGTTCTTCAAAACCCCAGATGCGTTGAGTTCGTCCAACCCCACCAATTGGCTAACGACCAAATACCCGACATTGGTCAGGCGCGTCTGCACCATGATCGCCGCGGAGGCACGGAAAGAGTTCGACACCTTCGATCGTGACGAAGCCAGAGCGCTTCAGATGATCGAGGAAATCAAGATTGAATCCGACAATTCGTTGCGCGGCATCGAGTTAGACTTCGAATGGAATGAGAGCTACTGATGGGCAGTTTCACCAACGATCTCCAGCTTATCGATCTCCTGCTGGGCGAAAGCGCAGGCTCGGGCTACGCCAACTGGGGCGATGCTGCGGATGACAATTTCAGCAAGATTGAAAAAGCTCTCACCGCCACCACGGATATCACCGTCACCACAGCGAATGTGACGCTGACGGACACGGACATCAAATGCCTAAGGTTGGCCTTTTCCGGGACCAAGACGGCCAATCGCAGCGTCATCTTCCCAACCAGGAAACGGTTCTATTTTGCCAGCAACCAGACTGGAGGTAGCTTCACTCTAACAGGAAAATGCTCCGGCCAACCCGGCATCGAGATCAGGTCTGGCGTCGACATCCTTTATTGTGATGGTACGGATATTTCGTCTTTGATGACCGGGCCGCACAACAGGTTTCTGAACAGCATTGACATGGAGCCCCCGCCGGCCGGACGCATAACGATCTTCGCCAGGAACGATGATGGTAAGTTCGGGACGGCCGAACTCGACAAGACGACAGGCCAACTTCTCGGCTTCACTGAGCTTTGACGGCATATGCCATTCATTCCGATCACTATTCCGCCTGGCGTCGTCAAGACGAACAGCGATTTTGCCGCGACTGGCAGGTGGGTCGACATGGACAAGGTGCGGTTTACTAGCGGCTTTCCAGAGAAGATTGGCGGCATCCGCAAGTTCTTCGCCGGACAGTTCACAGGGAAGGCTCGAGGTGCCCGCGCATGGTCAGCGTCCGATGGTGTCCAGCATTTGATGTGGGGGACACAGAACGATCTCTATGTGCTCCGCCAAGGCACGAAGACGCGGATCACGCCATATCGAAAGAATGCCACCAACATAGCCCTGACAGACCCGTTCTCGACCACCAATGGCTCACCCATAGTGACAGTCACCGATACGCTCCATGGGATCAGCAATGTCGGCGTGACGGTCACATTCTCTGGAGCGTCAGCAGTTGGCGGGATTACGATCAATGGCGATTATCTCGTCACCGAGATCGTTGACCCAGACAACTTCAAGATCACCCACACCTCAAACGCTACATCGACGGCAACGGGTGGCGGCTCAGTGACGGCGTCCTATGAAATCAACTTCGGCCTGGAAAGCCCTTCCTATGCCCTTGGCTGGGGCGTAGGCGGCTGGGGCGAGGGTTATTGGGGTATGGAGGCATCGATTGCCGAATCCACGCTCAGTGACATGCGCTGGTGGTCTATCGACGGCTATGGCGAAGATGTCATGGTCTGCCCGCTGATGGAGACGGTCTATCACTACGACACCAGCGCCGGTCCTGCGCGCCCCGCGAAACTCACCAATGCGCCGGCGCAGATTCGCTATGTATTCGTTACCCCGGAGCGCTACATCTTTGCGCTCGGCTGTACAAATCTTGCCGGTGATTTTGATGCGATGACGGTGCGCTGGCCAGATGTCGATGATTTCACGGTCTGGACGCCGACAAGCACCAACACGGCTAACGAGAGAAAGCTCCAGCTCGGATCGCGGCTTATGGCCGGTGTAGGGCTAACCTCTGGCGTATCGCTGGTCTGGTCGGATTATGCAGTCTTCGCCTTCCAGTTTACCGGCTCGCGCTTCATCTATGACGATCATCCAGTCGGGACGGAATGCGGGCTGATCGGGCCTCACGCATTCTGTAAAACCGATCAGATGGCGTTCTGGATGTCGGCTTACGGCTTCCACGTCTATTCGTCCTATGTGCAGGCCATTCCGAACCAGGATGATATCCGCGACTGGGTTGCTGCGATGATCAATATCCAGCATCTCCAGAAGACATTCGCGTTCTACAACAAGAACTTCAACGAAGTGTGGTTTGTTTTCCCGACAACGACATCGGAACCAGACACCTATGTCGCGGTCAATCTCGACGCCTATTACTGGATGAACGGAACCTACGACCGGACCTGTCACGCCAAGTACACGTCTGGCGAAATCCGCCCGATCCTGTTTGGGACAAACGGTTACATCTATCTGCACGAGACAACCGACAATCACGATAATGACGGCGCCGCGATGCGCGCGTTTCTGGACATGGGGCTATTCGCCCTCAACGACGGCAATGACAGCGTCGATATCTTTGGCTTTGCCCCAGATACCCAACGGCAATCCGGCGATCTGCAAGTGACGATGTACGGCAAGGATTGGCCGAAAGACGAGGTCATGGACACCGACGCCATTACCGTAGGCGAGACGGATCGGCTGGTGGATTGCCGGGTTTCCGGCCGGCACGTTGGCCTGACCATCGTATCAGACACCATTGCGGGGGACTTCCGGCTTGGAAAGTTCGGGGTCGAAATAACCGGGGCGGGCAAGAAACGATGAGGCGCGTTTCATTCGGCAACCCGCCAGGCAATATCCTCCAGGCAACACCGGACATGCGATTTGTCCTGGAGGCACTTCGGGAGATCGAGAAGGCGAGCGCAGAGGCGGATGCGGGGCAAGTCGCCGACGCATTTACGCTGAGCAATTACACGGAAACGCGAACGCTTGATGCTGGGGCCGCCACGCTTGGCGACGTTGCGAACGTCTTGGCCACCTTCATTTCCGATCTCCAAAAGCGCGGCACAAAGAGGACTGCCTGATGTCGACAGAAACCCAAACCTCGCTACCAGACTGGTTGACGGAGCCAACCAAGGATGCCCTGTCGAAACTGCAGGGTTATCTCGGCTCCGACGACAACTATACCTATGGTATGAAGAAGGGCGAGAACCTCTTTACCGGGTTCAACCCATACCAGAACAAGGCGCTCGGAAACGTCGGCTGGCTCGCCAATCAGAACCTTGGGAAGATGTTTGGGCTGGATGCCGCAAAGAGCGGCTTCAACCGCTATATGGGGACCGGGCTTGTCAACGGGCAGGTCGGCTCCGTCAAAGACTATATGAGCCCGTATATCAAGGGCGTCCTCCATCCGCAAATCAGGGAAATCACGCAGGAAAGCCAACGGCAGGCGAATGATATCGGCAATCAAGCCGCCGCCGCAGGAGCTTTCGGAGACGCTCGCCACGGGATCGAAGAAGGCGAGAACATGGAGAAAACCAATCAGGCGATCTCCGACGCCACGGGGCAGGCCTACCAGAACGCTTTCGACCGCGGCCAAAACCAGCAGAACGTCATAGCGGAGCGGCAGGCTACAGGCGCCCAAGGGCTGATGGGCGTCGGCGATAACCTTTTCCAGAAGTTCAACGATGTCAACGACAGTCTCTATAACGCCGGCAACATCGCCTACAACATGGACGAAAAGCGCCGGCAGACCATGCAGTCTTTCCAAGAGGCGCTGAAGGACAAGAACTACAACGACGCAATCAAGCTTCTGGCGGCGCTCAATGGCTCGCCGAAAGAGTCGACCACGACCACGTCATCCAATGATGGCCTCTTTGGCATTCTTGGTTCCGTGCTCGGCGGCCTGTTTTAACGGAGACGCACATGACCCCCTATCAACAGCTTCTCATGCTGCTCTCCGGCTCTACCGGCCTTTCCGGGCAGCCCAACGCGGGCGGCATGATGGCCAGTCCAATGGCCAGTCCGATGGCAGCACCGCAGGCGTCCAATCAGATGCGGCTCACGGGCGGATTGAATGCCGACCAGAAAATGGCGCCAAGTCCTCAGATGCAGAGTCAATCTGTGGTTGGCGACGATTGGGATCACGGCGGAAAACCTGGATTTTACACCGGGGACCCTGGTGATAACGGCGATAACGGCCACAACGGCGATACTGGCGGAGATGGCCACGGCAAGGGTGACGACGTGCCGGACTTGACCGCTCTTATGCAGCAATGGCGAAACGCCGTCGATCAGGGTCCATCTGGCTACACCAACGCGATGCGCCAGAACCTTGGCATGGGTGGTTCGCCCTATTCACTTGGCAATCAATCCGGCATGGCATCGTTCATGGATCTGTTCATGGGCAAGAATGCCAATCGCGGCAATAACAACGGCGGTCCCGGCCGCGATATCGGTGGTCCCGGTTCGGAGGGGCCAGGATTCCGCTGGCTCGGTGACCACAACAACCGCGGCGGGCCAGGTTCAGAAGGTCCGGGATTTCGCTGGCTAGGCGGTCATAATGGCGGCAACGGTGATAACAACGGCGGCGGCATGCATCCGCTGCAACCGATCAGCCCTCTTGGCCCGAACATCGGGCGCGTTCCAACCCCTCGCGATATCGGCGGCCCAGGCTTGGAAGGCCCCGGCTTTCGCTGGCTCGGGGGTAGCAATAACGGGAGGCAAGCATGATTGATACCAGCGCGCTTTCTGCGCTTCTCTCCGGCTATAACAGCCAGACGCCGGCCATTGCTCCGCCCACTGTGGCGCCGACAGCGACCACAAATCCGTTTGCCAAGTTCGCAGGCTTGTTCAATGGCGATACCAACTTGGGCGATTACGCTCAAAAGGTCGGCATGGGCCTGTCCAACATGAGCAGCACGGGTGGCGATCCATATCTTGCCTTTGCGCAAGGATTTGGCGGCACTGCGAAGTTCACCACGGCAGAACAGGCAGCTGCGGCTGCAGCAAAGCAAAAAGAGATCGACAACGCCATTGCTGCGAACAAATTGGCGATGGATCAGAACCAGTTCGACGCTCGACTAGGGCAGGATCAATCGCAGTTCAATCAGCGGATGGGGCAGGATCAGAGCCAATTCGACACTCGCCAGACACAGCAGGCATCGGAATCGGATCGTGACTATGCCCTGAGGCAAGCCGCAGACAAGCGCCAGCAGATGCTTGCCGATCAAGAAGTCAAGAAGTCCGCAGCCGAGATCGAGCGCATGGCGCGCGGCAATGGGATCACGGTTGATCAACAGCTTCAGATCGAGCGCATCGCGCAGGCTGCGGCTGAGAACATCGTTGACCCGGAAGAGCGCAAGAAGACCGTTGATGCAGAGCGTCAGCGCCTGACGGACCAATTCAAAACCGGCGATACCAGTCTCAGCAACGGGCCTGGTGTTTCCGCGCAGGAACAGCAGCCGATGACAGCAACTGGCCCGAATGGCGAAAAGCTCGTTCTCAAGAACGGGCAGTGGGTACCGCTCCAATAACATGACAGATCAAAGCTTGAACACGGTCGGCGCTACTCCGACCGATCTCCCGCCGTTGCCTGAAGGGTTCGCGCTCGACGTGCGCCCTGCTGCGCAGCCGGTAAAGGAGACGGTGAAGGATACGTTCAGCGTGCCGTCGCTGCCGGATGGATTCAAGCTCGACCAGCCGTCCGCTTCGCCTGTTGGTGATTTCAAGGGCGTTGTCGAGCGTGGCAACATCGACCTCACCAAGCGTCCCGTTGTAAAGAACGACGATGGTACGATCAGCACCGTCCGTTCCATGTCGTTCGAGGAAAACGGCAAGGAAATCCTCGTTCCGACCGTGAGCGATGATGGCAAAATCCTCACCAATGATGAGGCGATCAACCAATACCACAAGACGGGCAAGCATCTTGGCGTCTTCGACAATGCAGATGATGCCACGGCCTACGCACAGGCTCTGCATGATGCGCAGGACGCGCACTACAGTGCCGCAAATCCAAAGCCTGTGAATAACGCCCCGGTCGAACAGCAGATGGAGGACTTCGTCAAGAAGCAGCGCAAGGCTGGCACGCTTGGGACGACCGATAGCCTAGACAAGAACACCGTCAATTTCGCGAAAGGATTGGGCGAAAACATCGTCAAGCTGGAAGGCTCGGCAGTTCGCGGCATGTCGTTGTTGCCTGGAAATGACCCGGTTGATGATTTTATCTATTGGCTCACAGGCAAGGAAAAGCCTGCCAATTATCCAACGCCAGAACGGGTGAACAAAGCCACCCAAGAAGTGGCGAAGCAGATGGAGAATGTCGATTTCGGGTTTGATCCCGGCGACACATGGGAGGACGTGAAAAAGGCCCCAGCCTCAAAATTCATTCCGTGGGCACTGAAGAACGGCTTGCTATCCGCTCCTGATATGGCTGCCATGATGGTTTCATTCCCTGGTTATGCGGCGGTAAGGGCGGGATCATTGGCCCAACAGCGCGCGCAAAATGACCAGCGCGAGAATGCGACCGTTGGGGATATGCTTGTTGCCCTACCTGCATCGACAGCATCAGCTCTGCTTGATCGCATCGGTGCCAAGGGAATGTTTGGCATTGATGAAGCCGCAGTCCAAAGCATGAAGCAACTGCTGAAGGAAGGCGGAAAAGCAGCGACGAAAGAGGGAACGACCGAAGCTGCGCAGCAAGTTATTGAAGATGTTGCCACGGACGCTGGCACAAAGAAGGGCTTTGACCCGAAACGGACGGCCGAGAATGCCTTGGCTTCGTTCGTTGGCGGCTCGGTGTTTGGCGGTGTTACTCGTGGTGTTGAAGGCGCAACGGAACTCAACGCGCATGCCAAGACCGGCAAGGTAGGTGCCTCCGATCTACCCCCACTCCCAGAGGGCTTCACCCTCGATCCTACAATTCAGAAAACCGACCGTTTGCCTCAAGAAGGCAAGCAGGGCGAAACGGTTGAGACGTCCGTCCTCCCCGGCCAGGCTCCCGTAACGCGAGACGGCAGCGAGGAGAAGGTTTCGCCTCCCGAATCCTTGCTGCCGTCCATCTCTCCTGAGGAAAGGGCTATTCTCCGCCGCACTTCCATCCCAGACGAAGATATCGATGCGATGTCGCGGCCGGAGATTGAGCAAAAGGTTGCCGAGGCCCGCGCCGCCAATATCAAAGTCAACCCGGCGATGATCAACAAGGCGGCTCAATACAGCCCGCCAGAAGCGGTCACGCCTGCGGACGCCGCACAGCCGCCATTGATCGCAGAAGCCACTCCTGAACGTCCTGTGGCTGAAAGCGTGCCCATCCCGGAAGCGCGGCCGGTTTTGTCTCCCGAGGATGAGGCGGCACTTCAGGATGCGACGAAACAATCCGTGGCCGAAGACCGGCAAGCACAGATCGACCGTGCGGTAAATCCCGAAGTTCAGCAGCAACTTGCAAAAACCGTTCAAGACCAACTTGAGCAGGATCGCAATCAGGCCGCTGATCAAGCGCTGGCTTATGCCGAGCCCGATCTTTCGAAGGCCGTCCAGCAGTCGGTTGATGAGGATTTGAAAGGCGATGGAACACGGCAGTCTCCTGTTGTCGTCCAGCAACCGGCCCATATCGATGTCGCTGCTCAGCAGGTCAATACCGAGCCTAGCGATGCCCAAAGAGAGGCAAACAATTACAAGCACGGTCACATCAAGATTTCTGGGATCGACATAACGCTTGAGAACCCGAAAGGTTCTTTGCGATCTGGCGTCTCCCCGAAAGGCGAACGCTGGCAAGTCGAAATGCCAGCCCATTATGGGTATGCAAAGGGCTCTGTGGGACGAGATGGCGATCAGGTAGATACCTATATCGGCGATAACCCGCAGTCCAAGCGAGTCTATGTCATCGACCAGAAGGATTTGAACACTCGCAGGTTTGATGAGCACAAGGCGGTGCTTGGCGTCAATTCCGTCACTGAGGCGCGTGATCTCTATGCGCGTGGCTTCTCCGATGGCATGGGTGCAGACCGCATCGGCGGCATTACCCCGATGACCATTTCCGAATTCAGGAAATGGCTGGCATCGGATGAAACCACCAAGCCGCTCGCCATGGGCAAGCCGAAGGTCCGCACCAACGAAGAAGGCTTCCCGATCGACATCAATGGCAACGTCAAGAAGCCCGACAGCCTTATTGAATTTCTCGCCCGCAAAGGTGGCGTCCGCGAGGATCATGGCGAACTCTCCGTTCTTGGCCTTCGTGACCGCAAGAGCGGGTTTGTCGTCGGCGCTGGACCACTGATCCGCCGTAACGGCATGACAGTGGACAAGGCGCGTGAGGCCGCTGCCGAGGCCGGCTACCTGCCCATGGTGTCTTCACTCAAGGATTTCTACGATGCGCTGGATCAGGACGCCCGGTCAGGTCGACAGGTTTTTTCGCAGTATGACGATGACCACGCGGCTCGCTGGCGTGAAGCGCAAGGCGGAGAAGCAAGAAAAGCAGAAGAAGACGCCTCCCGTAGCGAAGCCTACGACCGCCTGAAAGCAGACGGTTTCCCGGTTGACGAAGGCGCGGACTACGTCGATCGTGTCGCCGCACACATGGCCAATGGTCAAACCTACGAAGATGCGGTAGAGTTGGCATACCAGAACATCGGTGCGGAACAGCCAGAAGTCGCCGATATCCCGTTCTTCGGAGAAGACGTAAATGAAACTGTCGCCGGAACAGCACCTGTCGATCGTGCGCCAAGTCGAGCAGAAGGCGAACGCGACCAACGATCCATCGATTCAAGCTCAATTGAAGCGGATCGCCAAACTGGGCAGGTTCGTGGCGAAGGTGGGCCGGAAGTATCGGGCAGCCGAGGCGAGCAAGACGGCGGACGCGGCGATCAGCAAGGCACGGCTCAGCGCGAAAAGTCTCAGCCGCAAGAGCCTGTAGCCGAGCGCGGCGCTCTTCCGTCCGGATTCACGACATCGATGGGTTCGACGTATACCGTTCATGAGGACGGCACAACTACCCGCGACAAGGCCGCTCGAAGCACTCCCGGCCATGAAGGCGACAGCGGGCTAAAGGCTCGAACCGAAAAGACCATTTACACGGATGCGAATGCTGGCGCACTGAGCGCGGCGGGCCTGACGTTTGCCCCCGGCAGCAAGGGCGCGCGTGTAGTCATCAGGAATGGCAAGGCATCGCTCGCTACATGGAACGTGAAGGAAAACCGTTGGGGCGTTTCCGAGGGTAGCCGTGATATCCAGTTCTTCAATGAGCCTGCGGTTGGCCGCTACCCGTTGGAACTCTGGAAGTCTGCGGATGATGTTCCCGGTTACGAAGCCTATGCGAAGATGCATGCCGGCAACAAGATCACAGAGATTTCCAGTGGCAAGGAGCCCGTAAGCGAAGCCGGAGCAGACAACAAGCAGCAACTCGTCATTCCCGGAGCAGAGCGAGCCTCTGACGCGACTATGGCTCAACGCGGGGCAGATGCCGCCCTCAAGCCAAAGGTCGCGCAGAAGGAGCCCGCTGGGCTGTTTAGCGATGAGCGGAACCAGGGCGACTTGCTGGATTTGGCGAAGAAGCCAGCTCAGCGCGAGGAAGCTAAGGTTGAGCCCGCAGAGCCGGAAGCCAAAGCCGCCACGTCGGAAGAGCCAAAGAAGCTTGTCCCGCCGTCAGTCGTCTATCACGGCACGTCAACAGGCGGATTCGATGCCTTCGACACATACCAGGGCAAATACGGCCTATTCGGTAGCGGTGGCTATTTCACCGAAGATCCAAACATCGCGCTCGAATACACCCGCAAGGGCAGGGGCGAGAAGCCGACGGTCTATTCCGCCAAACTCAATGTCAAAAACGCGTTGGACATGGACGCCAAGGCCGATGTTGCGGCTTGGGAGAAAGCGTTCCCAGACCATTTCGACCCGGATAACCTTCCCGAGAATGCCACCAACGAGCAGGCCTATCGCGAAGTCGAAGAAATGCTCTCGCAGGATATGATCCCTGACTACGAGGGCGCCGAGACCATGCAGGACGGCGTTCAGAGCATGGGTTATGACGCCATCACGCATATCGGTGGTGGTCGTCACAAGGCTTCCAAAGGTACGAAGCACCGTGTTTGGATCGTGTTTGATCCTGAACAGGTCACCAATTTCAAGGAAGAGGAACGGCATTATTCGGCAAATCCAGCCGGCTGGGATACCGCTGGCGAAATGGACGCCAAGCCGCTGCTCTCGAAAGCCGATCAGCGGGAACTCGTAGATATCGTCCGCACCACGGCTGGCCTCGACCCCGAATTTGTCGATACGATCAAAATCCCCGAAGGTGGCGCAAAGGGTTGGGGCAATCTAAATTCTTCAACGGCAGCCGGCGCTTACAGCCCGATGCGCGATATCGTCACGCTTGCGCTCGACAGCGCGACCAAAAAATCCGCCCAACACGAATCCTTCCATCGCCTTCAAAACCTGTTCCTCACCGAAAAAGAGCGCAGGGTTCTGAAAGCAGAAGAGCCTCGCCTGCGGAAGATGATTGCCGACAGCACTACCTACGGGCAAGATGTTGCCGCCAAGATGAGCCGCAAGGAAGTCGAAGCGGAAGCCTACGCCATGTGGGCAACAGCGAAGAAAAAGCAGGAATCCGCGCCGAAAATCCATATCGCGCTGCGCAAAGCGTGGAACAGCATTGCCACCATGCTTGAGCGCGTCCGCAATTACCTCAATGGGCGTGGTTTCCAGACTTTGGAGGACGTGTTTGGCAAGGCGAAAACGGGTGAGATTGCCAAGCGCCCAAAGCGCCAAAGCCAGAGCACTGATACGCAATATGCGATCACGGACGAGCGCGGCCCTGTTGCCGAACCGGATACCGGCACCGTCACTCCAGGCGCTGCCATCGGCACCCGTATCAACGATTATCTCAACGCCGCCAGCAAGGCGCTTGCCTCAAAGATCAAATCCAAGGGCAGCCGTTTTGATCGCTCAACAGCAGAAGACGGAGAAACCACCGCCCAGCTCGCGCACCGCAAGATCGTGGACTATCTCTCCCCGGTAAAGCAGATGCAGGAGAAGGTTGGCGGCAACCTCAATGATCTGGCAAACGCCTATCAGACGGCTCGGCTGGCGGAAGGAACGATCCGCCACGAAATCCACCAGATCGATGACAAGTACGTAACGCCTGCCGTTGATGCACTGGCAGCCGTAGGAGCATCACTGGAGGACTTGCACAAGTACATGTACGCCATGCACGTCCCGGAGCGTAACCGTGTCGTAGGGCTGCGCAATGGTGAGGAAGGCAAGCAGATCGAATTTTCGGAAGTTGATGGAACGTGGAAGATCGGTAGCGGGCCGGTAAGTGACGGGAAACGGGAGCAGTTATTCCGTGCAGCTACTGACCCAACTGTCCGCGGCGCGTCTGGTATGTCCACCAATGAGGCAAAGGACATCATCCGCGAACTCTCCCAAGATCGTGAAAAGTTCATGGGCATCCGCCGTGCGGCCTCGCATATCCGCGCCATGCTCGACAACTCGCTTGAGACGCAGCTCAAGAACGGCCTAATCAACAAGGAAACCTATGACCGCCTGACAAGCCAATGGCAGAACTATGTTCCGCTCCGCGCCGAAAGCGATGAGGACGGCGTAGGCGGCTCGTTCCCGTCCAAGTCTCGCGGCTTCGATGTCCGCGGCGACGAATTCAAGGGCGCAACGGGAAGATTCACGCCGGCTGACAACGTTGTGGTCTACTCCATCAACAACGCCGAGCAGAGCGTTATTCGTGGCGAAAAGAACAAGGCTGCCACCGCAGCGCTGCGCTTCATCAACCAGTTCGATCCAAAGGGCGAAAACATCGCACAGGTCTATTGGTCAGATCAGCCGGAGCAGTTGGGCGATATCACCAAGGCCCCGGCCGTTTATCGCCGGGTGATCGGTTCGGATGGCAAGGTTACTCAGCGCAAGGTCAATGACTTCCAGATGCGTGACGATGTCTTGGCCGCAAAGGTGGGCGGAAAGACGTACTACATGCGCTTTGCCGACCCCAAAGTGGGCTTGGCGCTCAAGAAGATGACGTTCTCGGAATTGGGTGTTGCGCTCAAACTGGTAAAGACCGTCTCCAACTGGCAATCGCTTATCAACACCAGGGCGAATCCGGCTTTCATCCCTCTCAACCTAATCCGCGACGTTCAGACCGGCGCTACTCTGGCCCTTTCAAAGGGCTTCAGCACGGGCGAGATAGCCAAGACCGTCGGCAATATCCCGAATGCTTGGGGCGCTCTCTGGCGTCATGCTCGTGGCAAAGAAGGCAATGGCGTCTGGGATACCCGCTTGCAGGACTTCATGTCAGCCGGCGGCAAGATTTCCTTTGATCAATACAATTCGATCGAAGACACCCTCAAGAAATTGCAAAAGGACGTGGCACGGCGCACGGGCGGCAGCAAGCCGAAAGAGGCATGGAATGCCGTCGTCAAGCTGGTTACGGATCTGAACGACACGATCGAGAACGGCATGCGCCTGGCCGTCTTCAGTGCCAGCCGAGCACGGGGAGATACGTCTAAACAGGCAGCATTCCTCGCTCGTGACCTCACCGTCGATTTCCAGAAGAAGGGCGAAATCGCGCCGAGCATGAATGCGCTCTACACCTTCTTCAATGCATCGGTGCAGGGCAATTATAACTTCGCCAAAGGCTTGGTCCGGTCACGCAAGGTCCGCGCCGCGATGATGGGCCTGATCGTTGCCGGCTATGCGCAGCATCTCTGGAACCTCGCCATGGCCGGCGATGACGACGATGGCGAGAATGCCTACAAGAAAATGCTCCGCAATGAGCCGTGGAAGTTCGAACGGCAGATGGTGTTCTTCCTGCCTGGTCGAAAGGATTACATCACGATCCCACTCGGTTTCGGGCTCAACGCCTTCTGGCATCTCGGGGTAGAGGGCGGCGCGGTGACTTCTGGAGTAAAGGGTTTCCTGCCTGCTGCGCTCGATAGTACCCGCGTTGCCTTCGATGCATTCAATCCGCTCGGCTCTGGTGGATGGGTTGGCATGGTGCTGCCATCGATCATCGACCCGATCTGGGAACTTGGCACCAACCAGGATTTCACGGGGCGACCGATCTATCCGAGCGAAAACCAGTTCGACCCGGCACCGCCCCCGAAAAGCGAGCAGGCGTTCAAATCTACCGCCCCAGCCTTCAAGGTTGCAGCGAAAACGCTCAACAGCCTTACGGGCGGCAACGACAAGGAACCAGGCGCGGTCGATGTCTACCCGGACTCGCTCGAATATCTCTGGGGCTGGTTTTCTGGCGGCTTGGGCCGGTTTGTCTCTCAGTCCGGAGAAACCGCGCAACGCGCTGTCAATCTGGAGTTCGAGCCCAAAAAGACGCCATTCATCCGCTCTTTCTATGGCGAGACGGACGACCAGACCCATCGCGCCGAATACTACAACGAGCGCGAACGGGTCCAATACGCCGCTGGCAAGATGAAAGAATATGAGGATGCCGGGAACAAGGAAGACACGGCTAATTTCTTGGCAAGCCACAAGCAGGACCTTGATTCCGCCTATGCATTCGAACAGGCCGAAAAGCAGCGCAAAAAGATCAACAAAGAGCGCCGCCAGCTCGAAAAGTCGAAAATGCCGCAGGATAAGATCGACAACGAGTTAGATCGCCTGAACGATCTTGAACTTGAAATCATGGACGACGCCCGCAAGGAGTATTTCAAGGCTCAGCAGAAAGCCGCAGCGAAGGATCAATTGCAACAAGCGCAGTGACGATCTATGTTAGTTGCATGCGCTTGTTGAACATTTTCCTCGGTATTGCCCTCCTGTCCGCCTCTTCGTCGGCGGAAGCGGCTTCTTTCAGCCATTCGTATGACAAAACTGGGAACCCAGTTGTCAATCTGAGTGGCGAGATACTGCCCGGCGACGATCTGAAGTTTGCCTCCGCCATCGGTGGGGATGATCACCTCACAATATCGCTGAACAGTTTTGGCGGCGACACCCTGGCGGCTCTGGCGATTGGACGGCAGATCAGGAGCAAAAAATACTCCACAGTGGTTCCTTCTGGGGCCATCTGTGGATCGGCATGCGCCCTGATCTGGCTTGCTGGCGAGAGAAGGATACTCTCTGGCACTGCAAGAGTAGGCTTCCATGGGGCATTCAGGAAGCAGGGCAGCGCGTATGTCGTCAGCCCAGAAGGGGATGCCCTGATTGGCGCGTATCTCAATTGGTTGGGATATGGGGTTGCCGCCATCGTGTATTTTACGGAATCGCCGCAGGACAAGGCGCACTGGTTAAGTCCTGACGCCGCAAAGCGGATCGGTTTTGTCTATGAGCAAGAACCGCAGGCCGAAAACACTTCGACCTTGAACATCATGGTCAAGCCTGAAAGACGTCCGCGGTTGATGACTGACTGGATGCCGCCTGGCAAGGGGGTTGAAATCCCCTATGAGGCGTACATCACCTACAGCAACCGCACCTTTTTCGCCTGCCAGTCGAGTTGCCAGAACGACCCGATGTGCAAGGCGATAAACTACGGCAAAGACGGATCGTGCAGCCTTCTCGATGGCAGTTCGTTCGGCCATCCGAACGAATACATGACTTCTTGGGAGCGGAAGAACTAAAACCGCTCACGTCTAAAAGACAGCAACAGGCTCCTTCGGGAGCCTTTTTTGTTTGGGAAAATTGAATGGCAATGCTCGCGAGGACAGATCCCCAAGTCATCGCGGGCGAAGCTGTGCGCGGCTCCCTGCAAGAACGCTTCCAAGACATGCTGAACATTGCCAGCGTGGCTTACAATCGCGCCAAGATGACTGACACGACGATGAGCGATCAGTTCTCCGCCCCCGGCCAGTTCAACGCCTATGGCCAAAAGATGCCGCCCGGCACGCGCTCGCTTGTCGGACTGGCTCAAGCGGCGATTGATCAGGTCAACAAATACGGCCCTGTCAACAACGCAACTTACTACGCAACGCCGGCTGCGGTTGGCAATCTGCCCAGCAATCTTTCGCTGGAAACGGCAACCGTTGGCCATCAATACTTTTCGGACCCACTGAACCGCGGCATTATTACCGCCCAAGGCACTCTCGTTCCAGACCCTTCAAAGCTTGGGTTGGAAGCTAAGATGGTGACAACGACGCCAGACGTCGTGACTGCCCCGGTTGATCCTGCATTCGCTGCCTCTGGCTTGCTGGCCGGGTCGCCACTCGCCACGCTTGGCGCTCCCGTCGCCACGCCGACTGCCGAGAATTACGCCGGGACGGGCCTTGAAGGCTACGCAGCGGTTCCGAGCACACTTGGCAATGTGCCGGCGGAAGCGGATGCAGGTGCATCTCTTGGGCTTGATGCAAACGCCAGGATAAGCTCGCTCATAGACAACGCTTCGCCATTTGAGCGCATGGGCGTGCCTGTTTCATCGTTCCCGTCCCTGGCGGGAACAGGGCCATTCAGCGCGTCGATGGATGTAAATGCCTCGCTCGGTGGAATGAAACAGCCGAACCTTGCCGCATCTGCCAGTGTGCCGATGTCGGCCGCACTGTTTTCGCCGACGATGTCCACGCCAACTCTGAACAGTTTTGCCGAAATGGCGGCGGCTAAGCCGATGGCTACGCCCATAGACGCTTCTGTCTCTGCGCAGCTTGGCCTTCCTTCGCCTATGGAGGCCTCTGCAGTCGCGCAGCCGAACCAGAGCATGCCAACGGTCAACTCTTGGTCAGATGTCGCTGCAGCAAGCCCTATTCAGGCACCAGAGGCAAGCGGTATCAATTCGCCAGAAATGCAGGCGATGCGGGAAAGCGTTGCCGAGCATCTCGCCAATATGAAATCGATCACGGCCAGCCCCACGAAGAACGGCTATGTGGATATGGCAAATGCCGGGCCTATGGCAATCGGCGTCCCGGCCGATCCGAATGCGTCATTGGGCGTTGGTGCAGAGTTGGCAGCCACAGGCGCGGCAACGCCGGTCAACAACGAGACACCATCGCAGCGCATGGATATCGGCCCGGCTGGCTTCGACCCGAGCCGCTTTGGCGACGTGACAGCGAAGAATTTTGACCCAGCGCGCTATGGGACGCCATCCGCTTTAGATCAGGTAATGTCGACGCCAACCAGTTATCTCGACGCGCCGGCAATAGCCTCCACTACACCAACACCTACGACAACCACTGCAACGCCAAGCCTCAATTCGCTCGTCGGCCCTGCCGCGGACGAAGCCTATGCCAATGCTCAACTGGCAAGTTACAACACGCCTTCAGTCCCCGCGATGGCGTCAGACGGTTTGCTTGGAGCGCCAGCCTCAATCCAGTCCGTCGTAAACCCAACAACGGTCCCAGGCGCAAGCATTCCGTCCGTCAACGCACCAAGTCTGCCATCATCGACCTTAGACACGCCAAGCATCGCGGCCGATCCCAATGTCTCGTTGACAAGTCCATCGTTGATCAGCTCCACGCCTATTTCGAACGTGACCGCGCCACAGGTCGTAGACTCAACGCCAGCAGTAACCAGCCAAGTTACCGCACCATCGTTGACATCCTCGCTCAAGGCCCCGAACAACTCGATCTCCAGCACAACATCTGCATCGCCGATGCATACTGCGATGGATGTCTGGGGCGGATTGGCGACAACGGGTATCGCAACGGATGGCTCGACCGTGTCGCGCCTGGATGACGGAACGATCGGCCGATACAATCCGGCATTTGACCACACCGAATTTACCAACCCAGACGGCTCTTATGGCGGCATGAAGAAGGGCAATGTGCTTGGGCAAACGGACCCAAATGCCTCACTGTCTTCGCCGTCGATTTCGAGCACGTCAAGCACCGCACCGGGGTCTTCGCTTAATGGCGGGCTTTCGCGGCTTTCAAACTCGATCTTCAGCGGCGGCACTCTTGGTGCGCTAGCCGGGGGCCTTCTCGGTACTGCACTTGCAGGCCCAATCGGCGGAATTGCGCTCGGCATGGTCGGACAGAAGTTGGGCGGCAATTATCTCGGCGATCAAGTCCCGGATGAAAGCCCGATGCACTCGCTCTTCGGTCTGCTGACCGGCAGCCCAGCGCCGGGTGCCACAACGACATCCTCGTCAGCACTTGGCGGCGGTGGCGGAACTTATGGATCTCCTAGCCACGGTTCTACCAGCCCCGGCGGCGGTGGCGGCGTCAACGGGACATCGACTGGCCCCGGCGGCGGTGGCGGCTTCAGCCCCGGACTCTTCTAACAAAAAGAGAAAATCAGATGCCAAGCAATTATCCTTTCCTGGTGGCCCTGAACGGGACACTAACGGAAGCGGCTGCGCTCGCAGGCGAGTTGCCAGAAAACCTGCGGGATGCTGCGGATGTCTATTCCAAGGAGGAGATAACCGGGGCATCTCTCGCCACCTCCGGCGTCTCTACGCTTGTGGGGGTGGATGGGAGTGGGGGGATTGTTCGCATGGCACCGGGATACGTCACTCCCGAAATGCACAATGCGAAAGGTGACGGCGCAGCAAACGACACAGCAGCGCTGACGGCGGCGCTTGCTGTCGGTCTTCCTCTCCGTCTTACAAAAGGTAAAAATTACAAGGTCACAAACCTTATTCTATCTTCAGGCACCATTCTTGATCTCAATGGCGCGACGATCACGGCATATGCGGGCGCGACCAATATCCTGGAATTTGCAGACGACGCCACCGACGTCGCGGTCAGTGGGCCAGGGTATATCAACTGCAACTCCATCGCAGCTTATGGCATTTTCGCAGAAGGCACGGCTGCGAAAAGGATTGACATCAACAACCTGCACATCAATGCGCCAACCTCGGATGGCATTCGCATCCGGCAGGCATCCGATATCAGCATTTCCGATAATACGGTTGACAGTCCTGGCCAACATGGCATTTGCCTCACGACAACCGCGCTCGATTTCTCAATCGACAACAACAAGATTTATAATCCGGCCGGCGCTGGCATTATCTTTTCCGTTGGCGTGAAAGGCTCGATCAAAGGCAACGTGATCCACCAGCCTGGCCCTAGTGGTGACGGCATCACCGGCTATTCCGTGGACAATGCTGATGTCGAGATTTCCGGCAACACGATTGTGGATTCGGAAAATCACGGCATCCATGTCGGCGGTCAGCGCATCAGGATCATTGGCAATCTGGTAAACGGCGCGAGCGCAAACGATGGCATACTCATCGGCGCGACAACGACCGGAAGCTCTACCGATCCTCATGCCGACAGCAATCATTGCGTCATGTCGGGAAATGTTGTGACTGGCGCACTTCAAAACGCGCTGTATTTCCGCGACGTCTATTACAGTTCCATGACTGCGAACGTGGCGACGGGCACAACAACTGGCGTTCAGGTCAATATCGAAACATCGTCCTTTAACACCATCACTGGGAACGTTGCTCAAGGCGGCGCAAGTCATGGCTTCTACCTGCATGGCGGAACGTACAACACGCTTACCGGCAATATGTCGAAGGCCAATCTCGGCAACGCGTATAGGCTTGAGGACAATTCCGGCACAGGATCGACGCACAACGTCCTGACAGCCAACATGTCCAAGGATGACAATCGCGGCTTTATCGAATCAACGAATTCTGACTACAACTACTTCGTTGACAACGTTGTCGAAAATCCGACTGTAGATAGCTATGTTGTTACCGGGGCTAACACGGTCCTCAATAACAAGCCGCTCTTTGCTTCGGCGGTCTATGACCCTGCATCGCTCGCTGATGGCGCTGGGGTCACGACCACTGTCACGGTAACTGGTGCAAAGGTAGGTGATTTTGTGGACGCCACCTTCAGCGTTGCCCTATCAGATGTGCTCATGACCGCATGGGTGTCCGCCAATGACACCGTATCTGTCCGGTTCCAGAACGAGAGCGGCGGCACGCGCGATCTGTCAGCCGGGACGATCAGGGTTCGCGTCGTTCGCATTTCTTCCGGTTGATCTATTTTGCTGCGGCTAGAAGTTCCTCATCACAAATCGTCTTTACAATTTGCGATGTCTCCTGTTCGAATTCTGCGGCGCGCTGGCTGACCAGATCGGCAGACGCGGAAATCAGTTCGATATCATCATCAACTGCGTGTTTGAAAAACAGCCGCATAACGTGGCTTACGCCAGCCTCTTCGACCTCGCGCAGGTCAGGACCGTAATAGGCGCCGCGGTTATAGTTTCCGGTTATCACCTCGTATGAGGGGAAATAGTGAGCGTTCTCGTATTGCCGCACGAGTTCCTCTGCCGCGACACGCAAGACCGATTTAGAGTAAGTGGTTGCGGCGAGAACGTGATTGTCAGTCGCGGTCGCGATCAGTGGCACGGGCGAGACGGTGAGAATAAACGAGCATCTCGGATTAATGACCTTCATTCTGTCAAAAAACTCGACCATGTCAGCGACAACATCGCTGACCGTCAGGTTTAAGAATAGGTGTCTCTCATCATCGAAAACTCCCCCTTTGACGCCAGGGCAAACAGGGAACGCGGCGCCATCCTCTGCAGAGATCCACACTTCGGTCAGGCCTAGCGTGAAAACAAATACGTCACATTCTTCAAAGCAGCGCCTGACTGCTGCAAAATGCGCCTTTCTGTCCCGCGCCAGTTCAAGGCGGCTCCGGAACCCGGTGGGCTGAATATTTGGGCGGAATGGATCGACCCATGCTCCATCTTCAAGCTGCCAAGCAGTTTCTTCTGGCGAGAAATCGCCGTAGACACGCTGTATCAACTGCAGCAACTGCCGAGACGTATAGATGTTGCCGTAGCGGGCTGAAAATGTGCCATAGTTATGCTTCTTCTTGATCTCTGGAAGGATGATTGGATGGCCAGGCTCTGTCACGAAATAGTTGAAACCGGAGTTTGCTAAGTGGCGCGCGATGTGCTGGGCAAAGCAACTCCCTGCTGTCGCGATCTTCATCTTCCTATCGATCTTCAAGTCAAACTTGACGGCAGGATCAACATCGTCAGGCGACAAATTGGATATTGAGTTGCGCCAAAACGCCGTCTTAGGCTGGCTGCGATACGGAACTTGCTTCGGTGCCATTTACATTCGCCCTTTCGAAATATCTCATCGCCGCCGAGACGAGTTCGCGGCCATATAGTGCGTTTGCGTGCGTAGCGTTCGTAGAGTAATATTTTTGCGGCAAAAACATGCCATGGTCGAGATCAACGGGAGTGTAGATATAAGGTATGCCCGCTGCTCGACAGTGCCGTGCATAAAGCTCGCACGATACTCGCCAAAGCTTATATCTTAGCGCTGGCGGCGCGATTTTAGGGCGCAGCCCTTCGTCGGACGTCTTAAAATACCAGTCAAGATTTCTGGCTATGAAATCATCGTCTCCGATCGGAGGCGGGGACTCCACATGGACAGTCTCACTGCCGAGCAAAGGCAGAGTGTAATTAATAGTCAAAAAGCTATCTCTAAGCCGATGGTACATCGAGTCCCTGATAACGTCGTACGGGATCACTTCTGCATTTGCGGAGAGCGGAAGATCCTCTGATCCTGGCAACGCAAAATCAAACGGCCGCGTGTGTTCAAGAAGCCCAAGAACGTTGTGATAATTCCCTCCGACTATAAGGATCGACTTTACGTCATGCGCTTTCGCGAACGCGCCGATGTCGCCTGATAGGTTCTGTTCCGTCAAATTCTCGAGTGATGCGGTCAAGCGCTGCCTGAGGTCTGCTGTTCCTTCGACGCCAACTAGGCTGGTTGATGCGAATTTCAGGCCCAATTGTTGCGCGGCTTGGGATAGCGCTACGATGTGGCTATGACCGACAATCAGAAACTTCATCGTCTCAACCTCCTCAGAAGTGGTTGTAATACGTTCAATCAACGCGACTGGCAATAACGAGTTTCAAGGCTCCCATTCGGGGGCCTTTTCTTTTCCACTTACAACTGAGGAAACAACCATGAACCGTGCTGCGTTCTTCGCCGCCGTGCGAGCCTCGATGTTTGGCGGGCACCTAGTCCTTGTTCCGATCTGGATGGCCGTGAGACAGGTAGCTCTCTCGGGTGCGGCGCGGCTTTTGGCTCCAGGCTTGCGAAGACACTGCTTCTTCAAGCGAGATCCCATTCTGCACCCGGTATAGCGCAGCGGACCTTTTGACCCCGTAGAAACGGCATGCGGCGGCCATGGTGGGGAACTCCAGACCGCCGATAGCAACAGGGATGGCCCCGCGCCGCTTGCCAGTCGCTACATCGTGTGCAGTCGACCACTCGCAGTTCGCGGGCGTGTAATCTGCCTTGGTGTCCCTGCGGCGTAATACTGAGGTATCGATGGGTTTCGGCCCCATGTCGGCCAAGAAGGCCTCAAACGAATTGGCCCACTCCGGGCAGACCTTGATGCCACGGCCACCGTAATTGCGGAAGTCGGCGCTGGTTTGGTCTGAGCACCGCCGCTTGATCTGCAGCCATATCTTATACTCCGGGCTGATTGTGCTCTTTCGTTTGTGCCCGTGCTTCGTCATGGCGCGGGAGACCTGTTCTCTGAACTCGTCGCTTCGACAATGGGCGCTCGCAACTTCCCTTTGCAGGCAGCCACACGATTTTGTCCAGCCGCGCCGAAGGCTTCGTCCGATGGCGATCCTTTCGCGGCCGCACTCGCATACGCAAATCCAGGTTGCTCTGGTACCAGAAGAGCTTGCTCGGCCCGTTACCGTCAGCCTGCCGAACTTCATCCCAGTCAATTCGGTGGTCTCAGCCACGATCCGCCTCCGTGTTTTGACACTTTATACCACAACACTATCAACCATCCAACAAGGAGCCTGAAATGAACTCCAACTTTCAGGAATCGCTCACCCGCGTCCTCAAATCCGAAGGCGGCTTCGTCAACAATCCGAAGGACCCTGGCGGCGCGACCAATCTCGGGATCACCATCGGTACGGCCAAACGGTATGGCATCGACATGGATGGCGACCACGACACCGATATTGTGGACATCAAGAACCTGACCGTCACTGCGGCGGCCAAGATTTACCGGGGCGAATATTGGGACAAGATTGCTGGCGATCTCCTCCCGTCTGGCCTCGACTATGCCGCCTTCGACTTTGCGGTAAACAGCGGCGTTGATCGGGCGGCGAAATACCTGCAGTCGCTCGTCGGCGTCACTCAGGATGGCAAGATCGGGCCGAAGACGCTCACCGCGATCGAGAGCGAAGATGACGGACGTTTGATCGACGCCCTCTGCGACAAGCGGCTTGCCTTCCTTCGTTCCCTCTCGACCTGGCCGACATTTGGCAAGGGCTGGGGCTCCCGCGTCAGTGCTGTTCGCGCTGCCGCACACGGCATGGCGGCCTGATCATGGGCAGCCTCGTCGGCTACATCACAAACAGCACGCTAAAGCGCGAGTTTGCTGTAGTCCTGACTGTCTGGTGGGCCGGTATTGGAACATGGCTGCTGATCCGCTCGCCAATCACGGCGGTCGTTCCTGACGCGGCGCTAGCTACTTGGGCAGGAATGCTGATCCCCGTCTTGGGATTTGATGCTGCGGCCTTTGGAGCTGACTGGATCAGCAAGCAAACCAACATCGCCGGCCCGCCGATCAACACCGAAACCACCGTCAAAACAGAAGTCACTGATACGGCGGCTGTGGTGACAACGACATCTGAACCCACGGACCCGAAGCCATGATCACAAGCCTTCTGCGCTCGATCGCCGCGGTGCTTATTGCGGTGGCGCTGGTCGTCATTTTCTACGAGGGCATCCCGTTCGCCCGCGACATCCCGTTCATCGGCCATATCCCTGTCGTTGGGTGGGTAATCCAGGGAGAAGTTGGCCGGCGCAAGGAAACCGCGCTCGAAGGCTTCGTGAAGCTTTCCGAAAAGCAAACTGCAGAAGCCAAGGCCGCCGAAGCCAAGCGTCAGGCGGACATCAACGCTCAAAGCGCTGAGGAATACCGCAAGAAACTCGCCATCGTCCAAGAGGAGTCCGCTCGGAATGATGCGGCCCAAGACAAGGAGATTGCCGACTATGAAAAACAGTTGGCTGACACCAAGCGCACTTGTGCTCTCAACGACGATGATCTTCGCGTCATCATGCACAACGGAACGGGCAAGGCTGCTCCAGTCGTCAAGCGAAAGGGGCCGCATTGAGGCTGGCGTCCTCCTGCCCGATCTGCCCGGTGATTGTCGTTTTCAGGAGCCTCATGCTGCCATCACAGAAGGCGCTGAGGCGCGTTCCGTCCTGATCCGAGAGCGTGGGCAACTCGACAAAGCAAACGCGCGTGTGGGGCGCTGCGCTGCCTTCCACGACAGCCTCAAAATCAAGATGGAGAAGCGCTGATGCTGCGACTGTTATTGGGGTTGCGACGAGGGCTTACGGATAGCAGTAGCAGCCGCCCTCCTTTATCCGCCGGCTTTGCCTATTCAATCATGCCTGACGGCTCCTACGAGGTTTGGCCGGACGGTTCCTATGTCGTGGAGAATGTCGCATGACAATCACTGAAACTACAAGAAAGCATCTGCGCCGCACCAAGATTGCGTTGGCTGTCTTGGGGCAATCCAATGAACGCGGACAGGTATCCAAGACAGAAACGATCAGCAGTGTGGCGTCTATCACGGCATATCCGCAGGCATACGCTTCGCTGAGAAGGCCAGAAATCAAAACGCCGCTTGGGCCGTCCGTAACCAACCAGGGCGGCCCACTCTTCAAGCTCTATGACGACCTATACGATTGGGGCTATGACGCTCAGATCATCAACGCGTCGAAGGGCTCGATGAGCATGCCGAAAGACGCCTGCGGCGAACTGGTGGCGCGCGCCAATACGTTTGCCTATCGGGCAAAGCGGGCAATCGAAGGTCCTGGTGATCGAGGCTGCTATGGCGATATGATCGTCGTCAGCAACCGGCTTTTCCAGTGCACCACCGGCCGCGCATCCTACGTGATGTACAATGGCATGACGATTGCCAACGAAACGACCAATGTCTTCGAGCTGGATTATCGCTGGGATATCGGCTCTCAAGCGTCCGCCGGGTCAGCGCCGACTTTTTCTGCGGCAAATGTCGGCGATACCGTCACGGATGGAACGTGCGTTTGGACGTGCTTGGCGACGAGCGGCGGCAATCCAAGCTATCTTGGCCAGACATACTTTGCCGATCTTCGCCTCAATTCGGTGCGATCCGGTTTCGATCCATATGGCATCTTGCATCAGACGCTCGAAGAATTGCAGCGCGTTCGTGACGCCGAGTTTAAAGCCGTTTATCTCGGCAACGCGCAAGCCGATATTGCGCGATCATCCGCAGATTACAGTTCAGCGCTCAACAACGTCGCCGATTTCTTCCTGTCTCGCGGCATCCATGTGTTTCTTGGTTTGTCGATGTTCTGGCCAGGCGGCGCAACGACAACACAATACGATACGTTAACAACTGGGATTGCCTCCACGAAGGCGTTTCATATCGGCACGTATCCTACGCTGATCCATGACGGCGCAAACCTCTATACACTGATGGGTTCGACAGGAGCGATGGCTTCTGGCGGCGCATATTTCGCCAAGGACAGCGGGCAAGATAATCTACACGTCAATGCGGCCGGAGCGATTGTTGCTGGTGGCCACATGGCCAATGCCATCAAGGCGCAATTGCTGCGGCTGCTGAACTGATCGGCGCCAAAAAGCCACGGGGCTCTATGTCGTCTCGCTCATAAGCAACTAGCAGAAATCAACCATCCATCATCTCTCCAAGGCTCCCTTTCGGGGGCCTTTTTTATTGAAAGGTAGCCCAAATGGCCGACGTAAAACAGCCCACCAATGTAGGGCCGTTCAAGCTTCTGAAAGATCAGGGCGACGGCACCCATGCCGAGGTTGTCGCCATTGGCGGCTCTGTCACCTCAACTGGTGGCACCGTTACGCAGGGCTCCACGACGTCGGGGCAATCCGGCGTCCTGACGCAAGGAGCGGTCACTACATCCGCGCCGACATATACGACGGGGCAGACTGATCCACTGAGCCTGACGACATTCGGCGGCCTTCGCTCCTATCTGCTGTCCAGCACTGGCGCTGGGGCATTAAGCGCTTCTCTGCCTACGGAAACGACGGAAGCTCTTCCAGTTCAGCCGGTCCCGCAGAAAACCACCCGTATCGACTTCGACAAGGTGGTTGCCGCCAACGGTGTCGACACGGCGCAAATGACCTTGCTGCAGACTGGCTCTGGCATGGCCGTTAGCCAGGCAAGCGGCAACTTGGTAATCACCTCTGGCACGACGACGTATTCTGAAACAATCATCCGCTCTGTGCTGTCGTGGAAAGACACCTTCAAGCTTCGGTATTTCCTGACGCTCTCTCAGCGCATTGCGAACAATGACACGTATATCGAACTGGTTGACGTGATCGGCGACGGCCTTGCATTCACAGTCACGAACGCCACCACGATTGTTGTCACTGTCCCAAACACCACGTTCACTTCTGCAAACGTCGGGCAGTCGATCTATGTTGGTGCTCTGTCACTCGCGTCTTGCCTTTCACAGAAGGCGACGATTGCCAGTGTCGCGGGCAATGCCGTTACACTGACCGTTTCCGGCTTCCCCGGTTCCGGCTCTGGCACGTGTTCGCTGTTCGGCTGGAACTACCATCACGCCTACTATACCTCTACGTCTGCCGTGGCGACCAACTGGGGCGTTCAGCGCAACGGGTGGGGCGTCGGTGATCAGGCATCAGTTATCAACACCACGGCTTCTGGCCATCTTGCTATTATGACGAATGATGGCGCGAAGGCGGCATATTTCGATCAAGTTGGTACATCAAGCACTGGTGCAGACAATACCCAGCGCGCTCAGCTCATTCGAGGCGTTCCTGATACCGAAGTTGCCCTTTACCTGCAAATCCGCGTCGTCAACGGCTCCTCGGCTCCCGTCTCAACGACAACGACAACGATTGATTTTGTTGAGATCGACAATTTCATTTTGCAGCAAGTCTCGCTCAATGCTTCGGAGCCCATGACGAAGAGCGCTGGTCTGCCAACGGAAATTGTTTCTACTGGTGGCATTACCTTCACATCCGGCGGCACTCAGCCGCATTCCGGCGCATCGTCTGGCAATCCGGTTCGCGTTGGTGGTCGCGTCAATACTGCAGCAGACACAACGCTTATTGCCGGCGATGCTTGCGACCTGTTCATGACCCCAGCCGGTCAGGCTGTCGTCAAAGACTTCGCTACTGCTGACCTTGACTGGCAATATGCTGCGGCATCTGGGGGCATTTCCAACACCACGACTGCGGTAACAATCAAGGCCGCGGCCGGCGCCGGCATTCGAAACTACATCACCAGCATTTCTATCGCCACAGATGCCCTTACCAACGCGTCCGAGTTCGTCATTCGCGATGGAGCATCCGGCACTGTCATCTGGCGTACGAAGTTGGGAACCGGGGCGGAGAACACTTTCAACGTCGTCTTTCCAACGCCACTGAGAGGCACGGCTGCCACGCTTATGGAAGTAGCAACCCTCACCGCATCTGGTACTGGCGCCGTCTTCTTCAACGCCCAAGGCTATTCGGCCGCCTAAGCCCGCAACAGTTCCTTCCCAAAATCCCGCAGTTTCACATGGAGCATGCGATACATGGTTAGCACCGTGTCGATCAACGACGCCCTTGTCACGCCCACGAGCGGCATCAGACGAGACCTCAGTGATTTGCTTGCTGCGGCAACTCCGCTTGCTGACGACGATGGCATTCATTTCTCGTTCTCAAACGCGCTAAACGCGGTCAATCATTTCCATGTTCAAGGCGCGCCGAATGGCGGCGGCCCGGTTCTGGCTGTTGTCAGCGAGGACGGGGAAGCCAATGTCGATGCGAATTACGCAACTCTCGGTACGGGCGGCTTTCATTTCGGCAATGGTTCCGGGGAACTGTTTGCGATTACAGACTATGCCGGCGCGTTACATCCGACCACGAAGTTTTCGGTTCGGCCAGGGGATGCTTCTGCCAGTTACCCGCGCCTCACGTCTGATGATCAGGCGGAATTTGCAGTTCCGCTTGCCAAGACACTGCGCTTTCTGACCGGCGCGGCACCGAGCCTTGTTGTTGACCAGGTTGGCGTTTCCGATCCTGTAAACTACCTGAGGGTCAGCGGTGGGATCGCGACGGACTTTGTCCGTATCACTGCGACTGGCTCCGACACCAATGTTAGCAAGTATGAGACCAACAAGGGCAGTGGTAGTCATTTTTTCGCGAACGGCAGCGGCAACATTGCTGTCTTCGATAGCGGCGGATCATCGTCTGCGCGGACCAACTATTTTGTATTTCGAAACGCAGCTGCCGGCAATGCTGTGCAAATCCTCGCGTCTGTCAGTGGCGGCGGAAATGCTGATATTCAGATTACCCCTTCGGGCACTGGCAGAGTGTATGCGGCATCACCCCTTATGTTCAAGCCGGGCTCATCTGTGGCACCGACTAATAACGGCGATGTGATCTTTGAACTCACGTCGAATACCAGTTTCACCATCAAAGCAAAGGGCAGCGACGGCACGGTTCGCTCATCGGCCGCTATCACGCTCTCATAAGGAGACACTCATGGTTCTGGATAGCGAAATCCACCGCACGGCCCTGCTTAGCCTGATCGATAGTTCGACATTCCGCGGTGCCGACCTCAAGGCGGTCGTGCAGCTTCGCGAGGCAATCGAAAGGGCAGCCGTCGCGCCTCCAAACGTCGGCAATGAACAAAAAGACGATTTCGATGGCAATTAAACTCGGCGCAATCCGTTGGGATGCTTGGTATGCCGATACTGGCCCGGCAACATCTACGAAATCAGCCTTGAGCAATCCCCTCTACCAGGATCGCGCGCCGTTCTTTGCCGAGCGCACTGGCCCAAAGAGCATCCGATTCAATTCAACTCCGGCAACGATGAGTCGGGAGATCGCCTTCGCGGCGTCTGCCAATCTCTATTGGGCCTTCCTGCGCAACGATCCCAACGGCGCGCTGGCAGAGATGGAATATGGCTGGAACCTCTTCCAGGCAAGCCCCGACAAGAATAGCATCAAATGGTGCGACTTGCGCCCCACCGCGCTGTTCGGATCAACAGGCAACTACGCTTCCAGAGTTGCCGAAATTCTGTCCCTTATGCAACAGCCCAATTACCTCACTGTTCTCACCAACCGACCGGTCATCTACATCTATTGGGACAGCTCAGCGATGTCGACGTTCGGCGGCAGCACCGTGAACTTCAAGGCAGCGCTCGACGCGCTCCGCACCGCCTGCACTGGCGCCGGACTCGGAACGCCTTACATCGTCGTGGTGAAAGACAGCGGCGAAGCACAACGCTCGGCGCTCGGCGCTGACGCGGTATCGTCTTACATCGGGCGCGTCCCTGACGGCCTCGACAAAACCTACGCTGCACTGGATACCTCAGTGCAGGGCTACTGGGCAGAGCAACTCGCGCTGGCGGCAAACTATGTGCCGATCGGCATGTGCGGCTGGAATAGAAGGCCCCGCATCGAGCGGCCGACAACGTGGGAAGCGACGACGCAGCGTCCCTATTTCGGCAACCGCTACAATCACGCCAATCCGACGAACGCCGAACTGGCCGCCCATATTGCTGCAGAGAAGGCCTATATCGCGGCGAACCCTGCGAAATGTCCCGCCGAGCTCGGACTGATCTATGCTTGGAACGAACACGATGAAGGCGGCTGGCTATGTCCTACAATCGATGATCAGGCAGGTACACGGCTGGCAGCAGTAGCGGCAGTCACGTAAGGCTTCGATCACATGCCTGCGCTACCGATGCCAACCGCGTAGAATAAAGGAAAGCACCATGCCCACAATGACCACTATGGAAGACGTAGCCGCAAAAGGCGTTCTCGCCCAAGGTGGCATTGATCGCCATCTCACCGCAGCCCTGAAATCCGCAAAACTCAACATCGATGTGACGGCCAAGGGCGTTGAACTCGGCATGGTCCGCGCGCTGCAAGGCAAGAAAATGCTGGCCCGCGCAAGGCGGATTTACGGCGCGATTGCCGAGGCTGCGGAATTGGCTGCGGAACTGCATATCGAGCAGCAGCAGGCCTGCGCCGCAAATGGCGTCGATACCGGCGATCTGACGAGTGTCGGCGGCGTTGCCCTTGGCGGAGTTCACACAGACGGCGGCGGGAGATAGCCTACATGGAGAGCCCGTACACGTGGACGTTAATCACCCTCGCACTCGTTGCCATGGCGCTGTCATGGAACGTTCCGCGCGCGTGGTGGTGGATTGGTGCGGGCGGGGCATCGTTCTTCGTCTCAACGCTTTATTACGACTACGGTGGCAACCATCACCTGCACCCCATCCTGACGCTGAGTTGCGATAGCCTGGTCTGCATCGCGCTCTTTTTTGGTGCGAAAGAGAAATGGGAACTGCTTGTGTTCGGCTCTTTCTGGCTTTCCGTTCTTTCCAGCCTCCTCATGATCGGCGGGTTTATCGCCAGCCAGATTATGTACGCGAGCCTGTTGGAAGTGTTCAACCTTTGCGCTATTCTCGCAATCTCAGGAACGGGCATCGTCCAGATGATTGGCGAGCATGGACACAGTAATTTATTTCATAATTTCAATAGGTATCTTCATAGCGCTCGGAATTCTATTCGATGATCTTGTGCTCCGTGTCCTGAAGAAAAAGCGCAGCAAGAGATAGCAGCCATGCCCGATGAGGTGATCACCGAGGCGGCTAGGACACTCAACTCCTCGGTTCTCGGCGCATGCCTCGTCCTAACGCTGGTAGTGACGTTCTTCGTCGTCCGCGCGCTCCGGCAGGACATCAAGGATTTGCAGGCCAGGCTGGACGCAGAGAAACTCGCTCACGACAGAACTCGCGAAATGCACCTAGACGACATCAGGAAAACGCATAATCTCGCTATTGCAATCGATGATATGCGCAGCTCCTTGGTAGAGCGCGCCGTAGGCCGGGACAGGGTATAATGAAAATGCTCCACAGGCTTCTAGGCATTTCGCATATCGGCCCATCAGAAGAGGAGATGCGCGCCGCGGACAATGCCGAGATTGAAC